GCGGCGGCGTCAAGGATGGCACGTACATCACCGTGGCTGGCCACGGCTCCGACAACACCAAGGGGCACTCCAGTGTCGCGGCCTGGCGCTACGCGATGGGGATGCCGTGGGCGATGACTCGCCACGAACTGGCCGAGGCCATCCCGCCCGCCTACACCACCTACATCGGGCGACAGATGCTCGCCTGGCTCTGAAAGGAACTACGCCATGAACCCCGTCACCGTCACCATCGTCGCGCATCCTCGCGGCGCAACCTACAAGATCCACCCCGACTGCCAGCCGCTGGCCACCGACCTGACGTGGGAGGTGGTGTGCGACACGCCCTACCCCGCCGCTGAATTGGCCTTCGAGCTTTGCCCGATGTGCCGCGAGGCGCTGGCCTGATGGCCAGGCAGGGCGTGGCCTGCGACCTGTGCGAACTGAACCGCGACATCGCCTGGGTCATCCGCACCGACGAGTTCATCGTGGGCGCGGGCGACGCCGACGCGCCGCTGAGCGAACTGGCCGTCATGACCACCTTCGGCCAGGACGAGGAGTGGGCGCTGTGCCACGCCTGCAAGCGCGACGTGCTCAACGACGACCAGACGCCGATCATGCGCCGCCGACGCCAGGCGCTGGTGATGGACTCGCCCGAGTGGAACGCGATGACCAGCGCCGAGCGCGACGCGGCGGTGCAGGTGCTGGAGATGACGATCATGGCCGTGCTGTCGTGCAGGCAGAAGCGCTGGGGCCGCGCCTGGACTGCACGGGACGCGGCCCAGGCAGCGGCAGCGGTCGAGCGCGACGGACAGCGCGGGCTGAGGCATGACGGCGCTCAGTGACCTGCCAGCGCGCCCGGGCGTGCCGCTGTGGGTCCGCGACGAGCGCTGGGAGTTCTGGCACGCCTGGCCGACCGACGAGCGCATGGACACACGAGGCCACTCGCGCCTGGCCTGCGGCGACGACTGGACGTGGACCAAGACCACGCGCACGAGCTACCACGTGCTGGCCACTGTCGGGTGCTACCTGTGCCGCCTGGCGCTGGAGGGCACGCCCGTGCGGCGTCGCGGCCGACCGCGCCACTTGCCCGAAGGCCCCGTGATCGAGCGCCTGCCGAGCGACCTGCCGCCGATCCCGCGTACCACGCGCCCGACCTGGCGAGCACGCCAAAAACAGGCCGAACTGGTAGAGGATTCCGCACCAAAAGAGCCGCAGTCTGCGCCCCAGTCGAGGGTCGAGAAGCTGGTCGCGGCGGGCGCGAAGCTCATCACCTACGAGCGCAACGGTAAGACCGTCATCAGCGCCCACCCCGACAAGGCCATCCGAGCGAAGCTGGCCAGCGACGACACCGACGACCTGGCCGACATACCGAGCTTCGAGGTGGGCCGACGCCTGCCCGTCTGGGAGTGTATGCAGTGCGGGCAGACGCTGGTCTACGGCGACCGCTTCTGTGGGACGTGGTGTGCGCGAGAGCACCGCGAGCAGGAGCGCGCCGACCGCTGGGAGCGTAACGGGTTGATCGCTGCGCGCTACCACTTCGAGGACGTGCTCTACCGCCGCCCGCGCCGCGACCGCCTCATGGCCTGGACGCCGCCAGCCAGCCAGATTCGACGGGCATCTCGCTACCGCTGATTTTTGTGACGCGAACTGTCACCGTAATTGTTGACACGACGGGGCGCTTGACGTATATTCAGTGTGTCGGCCGATGGAGGGCCGCAGCGATGAACACGATGACCGCCGAGGTTCTCTCCGATGCAATCAGCTTCGTAGTCGAGCACCAGCCAGCAGGCCGCAAGTTCGAGGTTGGCGATGTGACCGCCGAGCTTCGAGCAGCCGCCACCACCTACGCGCAGACCTGGCAGGCCGATCCGAAGCACTGGGCCAACAACTTCATGCTGGACATGCGCTCGAACGCCAAGTACGACGCGCCGACCGCGACCACGGGCTACAAAGGCTCCAAGGGCCTGAGCGCTGGCCAGATCAAAGGCATCCTGAACGTCATCCGCGCCGAGCAGTCCAAGAAGGCTCCCGCGCCGAAGGCGACGGTCGCCACGGCCGTGGCCGAGGTGCTCAACGTCAGCCAGGTGCGCACGGCGCGCTTCCGCGTGGTGCCTGACGACGGTCAGTCGATTGCGGTGCGCCTGAGCGTCCCGACGATGTGGACCGACGCGCCGAAGGGCACGCGCAAGCTGAGCGTCCGCGCCCAGGATGGTTGGATGACGGTCGGCAAGGTCGAGCCAGACGGTTCGGTCAAGGTCTTCAAGAAGGCGGGCGAGGCGCTGGAGAAGCGCGTGCGCCAGGCGCTGAACATCCTGGCCAAGGCCGACGACGATCTGGTCTACATCCTCGACTACGCGATGGAAGGCGGTCACTGTGGGTTCTGTGATCTCGAACTGGATACCGCAGAATCGCTGAGCGTCGGATACGGCCCGACATGCGCCAAGAAGCACAACCTTCCTTGGGGCGAGAAGGCCGTCCCAGCCAAGGTGCTGCTGGCCAAGGCCGACTACGACATTCAGCACGACACAGACGGTGCCGTGGTCAGCCTGGCGGGCTTCAAGCTTCGCCCGTCGGTCTTCTCCGAAGCTGACGATCTGGCTGCTGCCGCCGACCTCGCCAACGACCAGGCCGTAGGGAATTGAAGCCCTACTACTTGGCCAACCGAGCCTACCTCCAGGCGCTGCGCACGGCCACCCCGTGCGCGCACTGTGGAGGCGGACCAGTCGAGTGGCACAACCCCGAGCACGTCGAGCGACCGCACCGTCGCATCGGCAACATGACGGGCAGCGCCCGCGCCGCTATCGACGCCGAGCTTGCCCGCTGCACGCCACTGTGCCGCCGCTGCCACATGGCCGAAGACGGTCGGCTGCGCCGCCTGGTAACCGATAACCCGAACCCTGCTGGTATGCGCCGACCCGCGAAGGCCTGCGTCGAGTGCGGCTCGACCGCCAGCCAGTACCTGCGGCGTGGCCTGTGCGGACGCTGCTACGACCGACGACGACGATCTCGAAAGGAACTACCGTGAACACTGAACCACGCCACCTGTGCGGCCACCTCGCGCTGCACCCGACGCCCGAGACGCCGACGACCTACTGCATCAAGTGCGTCGCCTGGGGCTGCACCACGCCGAACTGCCCGGGTCACCAGCGCTGGCCCGACCAGGCCGAGGCGTGACCGTCGAAGCAGGCCTGGCCTTCGTCAAAGATGATGGCGGGCGTGCCCACGCGGGCTTCAAAGGCAGGACTGGCGATTGCTCCACGCGGGCCATCGCCATCGCGCTGGGCTTGCCCTACACCGAGGTCTACGACGCGCTCAACGCGCTGGGCAAGACCTGCCGCATCACCAAGCGCCACCCGAAGCAGTGCTACGCTCGCACGGGCGTGTGCGTCAAAGTGCTCCAGCGCTACCTGGCCAGCAAGGGCTGGACGTGGCACGCCACGATGGGCATCGGCACGGGCACGACCGTTCACCTGCGCGCTGGCGAGCTTCCCAAGAACGCCAGCTTCATCGCCAGGATCTCGAAGCACCTCGTGGCCATCGTGGACGGTGAGATCCACGACACGGGCGACCCGTCGATGGATGGGACGCGTGCCGTGTACGGCATCTGGTACCCGCGCTCCGAGCACCTGAAGTTCCGCCCGAGCGTGACGAGCGAGGCATGAGCCGCGACGTGAACGGCTGCCTGGTCATCACCGTAGGCTGCGCCGTGCTGGTCGGCAGCGTGCTGCTGCTGGCTGGCCTGGCGTTCACCGTGGCGCTGGGCTACCGCCTGCCGTGACACCTTTTTTGTTGACCGAATCTGTCACCGTAATTGTTGACACCAACACCCCGACGGGGTATCTTGCATCCAACGGCCGATGGAGGGCCGCAACCGTGAGCATCAGCGCTCAACCGACCTACTTCTTCATGACGGTGGACTACACCGAACCGCGCACCGTCGAGAACCCGACCGAGGCCGACTACGCGGCCACCCGCGCCACCTACCGTGGCGTGCGCCTGCGGATCGAGTACGGCCAGGACTGCAAGGCCGTCAAGGTCTTCAACACGGGCGAGTTCGCCAGCGACTACCAGGCAGCCGTGACGCACGTGCAGACGCTCTCTGGCGAGCGTGAGGTGCCCTTCATGGGCAGCAGCACCGTGGACAGCTACATGTACGACGCGGGCTACGAGGAGGCCGTCTGATGGCCTCCCGCGCACCCGTGACCAGCGCGGCGGTGCTGCTGGTGATGGCCGACGCCATCGAGGTCAGCCGCGAGCACGAGCGCATCGCGCTGTATCAGTGGCGCGAGATCCTCACCGACGTCGCTTTCGAGCGCGCCTGGACTGAGAACGACGGGCAGAGCGTCCACGACGGGCGCACGATGTACGCGCTGCTGGACCTGGCGCGCAAGGCGGGCCTGACGGTCGCGGCCTGGAAAGACGGGGTACGCATCGCGTGAGCGACCCGTTCGGCGTCATCATCACCCTCCAGCACATCGCGGCCAACTGCGAGGCCATCGGTCACGACCTCCAGCGCATCGCCATCGTGCTCGCGCCGCTGGGCGGACTGGTGGCCGACTTCGCCAGCCACTGGTGGGCGAGCGTCTCGTGAGCCGCCGCACCAAGCAGCAGGCGCAGGCCAGGCGCGCAGCGGCGCTGACGGGTGAGGACCGTTTGCCGCCGTGGACGCCCTTCGTGGAACTGCCGCCCGCGCCGCCGACACGCGAGAAGCTGGAGACGCTGGCCCGGGTTTCGGGCAAGACCGTCGAGGCGATTCAGGACTACATCCTGGCCGACATGCTGGGCGCGACGTACTGGAACAACAGCCGCTACTACGTCATCAAGAAGAAGGAGCCGCGTGCTGACGGGCTGGGCTGGGTCTGGCACCTGAGCTTCCGCCGTCAGGATCGGCAGCCCGTCGGGCGCGAGCACTTCCGCGACTTCCAGCGCATCAAGAACGAGCTACTCGGGCCGCAGGCCACGGCCATCGAGATCTACCCCGCCGAGGACCGTCTGGCCGACACCTCCAACCAGTACCACCTGTGGGCCTACGACGACCTGCGCGGCTTCCCCTTCGGGTTCTACGACCGCGCCGTGCTCGACGCGGGCCAGGGTCTGGTGCAGAAGCCACTGGACGAGGACTGAGCATGAGCCTGTACCACCTGACCAGCATCTACCACCTGCCGATCATCATGCAGGCGGGCTTCCTGAAGATCACCGAGTCGAACATCTCGCTGATCCCGCACGAGGAGCATGTCGGCCCCGACGTGGTCTGGCTGACGACCAGCCCGCGCTCGGGCCAGGGCTGGGCGCGGATGCGGCCCGAGTTCGCCTACGTGGACAAGACGCGCATCCTGTTCGAGCTAGAGCTACCCGACGCCGACGTGCACAACTGGCACGACTGGGCGCTGGCGCATGGCAGCACGCTGCACTTCATGAAGGCGCTGGCCTCGTCGGGCGACGAGCGGCACCCGCTGGGCTACCGCGTGGGCGACGACGGCGAGGCGGACCTGGCGGCGCTGGAGCGTGCCCGAGCCGAGTGGTTCGTGATCGAGCGCGAGGTGCCGTGGGTCGAGTGGACGCGCATCACCGACCAACTGGCGGGCACCGTGCTCTGGCAGCGCGACGAGGCGCAACTGCGAGCGGGCGAACTGGCCGTGCCGCCGCTGCTGAAGATCGCGGGCAACGACTGGCGCACGCCTGGCACGCTGCTGAGCCGCCCGCTGCCCGTGACCGTGGCGACACGCGACGAGTGGCAGCGCCAGCTACGCGACAAGAACTGATCGACCGCGCCCCGGAGGTCACCGTAATCGTTGACAACGGCGACCACGGGGCGGCATACTGTGTGCAACGAGGTAAACCCGTGACGACGACGAACGACGAACTGAAACTGGCTGGCGACCCCGACGCGCAGCAGGACAACCCCGAAGAGGCCTTCGACATCAACGAGCAGCATCCCGAGGCGACCGACAGCGGCATCGAGGTGGACGCCAGCGACGTGGTCAGCCTGGCCAAGGCTGTGAGCGCGGGCGTGCCCATCGGCAAGCTGGTCGAGGAGCACCAGGCGACGCAGCTAACGACGCACACGTGGACGCCTGGCGCGGCCTGCCCGATGCGCAGCCACAACCGCAAGGTCGGCAGCCTGGTCGGTGTCTACAACCTGAAGCACCCCGCCAACACGATCCGCGTACCGAACTTCGTGACGGGCGTGAACTGGCTGGCCAGGTGCGAGACGCACGAGGCGGACCTGTACACGACCACCTTCGGGCCAGCGTGGAAGGCGCGCAATCGGCCGTGGGAGTTCTGCCCGGGTTGTGAGTCGATCTTCAACACCAAGCACGGCGGCAAGGCCGCGCAGAAGGGCAAGAAGGCCAGCACGGTCAAGGTCGCGCCCAAGCCCGAGCCGAAGGCCAAGAAGCTGAAGGGCGAGGCCAACGGCAAGGCGGTGCTCGAAGCGGCGCTGGAGGCCATCAAGCCAGAGCCTGCACAGGGGCCGCAGGAAGCCGCCTGGACGCCTGTCGAGTCTGCGGACGATCCAGAGGAGGCGGTCTGGAACGAGTGGTCACAGAGCCTCGCCAAGGCCATCCCCGCAGGTGCCCGCGTGGACTGGGTCACCGACTACCACTACCGCGTGGTGCTGAAGGACAAGCGCGAGATCGACCTGATGGTGCACAAGGGCACGGCTACCTTCCGCCACCGAGACGCGTCGGGTCACGATCACTACGCCGACGACATCCAGTCGATGCTGGCCGAGATCGGCTAGGCCTATAGTGGGAGCGGGCCTCCATCGCCCGCCGAGCGCCTGCGGGCCAGGTGCTCGCAAGAGAGCGTCTGGCGCAGGGGTCACATCCCGCCAGGCGCTCTTTTTGATGCTGGATCTGTCACCGAAATTGTTGACAGGAGAGGCCGACGGGGCGTATATTCTGAGCATGACGCAGACATTGATCGCTCCGACAGCCGCCGACGACGGCGTGCTGATCCGACCAGGCATGAGCGAGTCACAGAACCATTACGAGAACAAGACCGAGGTCGCCATCTACGTGATCCTCGATCCCGAGATGGGCCGCGTGCTGATGGAGTACCGCCTCCCGCCGTGGCCACCGATCAATCAGTGGTGCTTCGGCTCTGGCCGCGTGGACAAGGGCGAAGACGGCAAGCACGCCGCGCTGCGCGAGCTTCACGAGGAACTGGGCCTGTTCGCCTGCGAGGTGGCCGACCTGGGCAGCTTCGAGGACGCCAACGGCCGCACGTTTCACCCGTGGCTGATCCTCGACTGGGCTGGCGAGATCCCCGTCACCAACGCCGACGAGAAGTACCCGCTGGCCTGGTGGGACGTTGACCGACTGCCGCACGGCTGCAACGCCGTGACCCACGCCGTGGCGAACCGCGTCAAGCGCTTCATCGCCAGCCGCGACTACTGAGGAGACACCCCGATGCGATGGACGCCCGACGTGACCTGGCAGGCGAGCAGCCTGGCCGACGACGACGAGATTGAGTGGCTGACGCTGAGCAAGAAGGACCGCAAGCGGCTGAAGAAGGCCGCGAAGCGCGCCCGCAAACAGGCCGCGTGGCAGCAGACGCTGCCGACGTTCGTGCGCACCACGGCCAACCATCGGCGCGAGGCGCAGGTGCGCCTGGAGGACGTGCCCGAGACGCCCGGGCTGCGCGTGATCTTCACCGACTTCGACGGCGTGCTGAACCAGCATTCGAGCGGCAGCTACCTGCTGAAGCGCGAGCAGGTCGAGCGCCTGGACAGGCTTGCCCGCGAGACGCGGGCCGTGGTGGTGGTCACCTCGTGGTGGCGCTGGATCGGCGTCGAGCGGCTGCGCGAGGATCTGGCCAGCGCGGGCTTCCACGGTCGGCTGATCGGGCGCTCGCCGTGGCTGGGCGAAAACGAGCAGTGGGACGCCTGGGAGCGCGGCCAGGAGATCGACGCGGTGCTGCGCTATCTGGACGGCCGAGTCGAGAGCTTCGTCATCCTTGACGATCACAACCGTATGGGCAACCTGCTGCCGTATCTGGTGCAGACAACCGCCTCCGAGGGCCTGACCGAGGCCGATTGCGAGATGGCAAAGGGTATCCTGTTGAATCCAGTACCCCGTCAGCCGTTTGCGTCAGGTGTCTACGAGATGGTTGACGCCTGAATCAGCGCCAAGCTATACTCTGTCGTGCCGCCCGAACGGGGCGGCGTTCGCGGCAACCAGCCGCAGGAAAGGAACTACATCGTGAAGCAGGGTCTGACCCTTACACAGTTCGCGCAGACCATTCAGGAGCGCGACGCGGCCAAGGCCGACTACCTGGCACCCGTGCCGCTGATCGACGTCAACACCAATGGCCACACCAGCCTGGTGCTGCGCGACGTCGAGGACGCCAGCGGCAACGAGCTTGCGCCGCTGACCATCGGCAACACGGCGCACGGCCAGCTTGCCAGCTACCTGGGCGTGCCCAAGGCCTTCTACGACCACGTGCTGCGCAACACCAGCACGATCCGCGACCCGAACGACCCGACGCAGCCGCTGTACGACACGCTCATCAACGGCCTGCTGCGCGCCTGCCCGCCCGACGACGCCCGCCTGGTGCGCACGCTCAACGGCACGGCCCGCGCCTGGCTCAGCGACCGCTACCGCCAGATGGACAATCTGGAGATCCTGACGCGGCTGCTGCCCGTCATCCAGCAGTTGCCCGCCGTCAACTGGGAGCAGTCGAGCCTTCAGGTGACCGAGGACCGCATGTACCTGCAACTGGTGGACACCAGCAAGCCCAAGGTCATCAAGAGCGGCCACCAGCGCGTGGACGACGTGCTCCAGCGCGGCGTGGTCATCACCAACAGCGAGGTCGGCCTGGGCAGCTTCGCGGTGCAGCCGCTGGTCTTCCGCCAGGTGTGCTCCAACGGCCTGGTCATCACCGAGTACGCGCAGCGCCGCTTCCACGTCGGCGGGCGCAACAGCGGCGACGCGGGCATCGTCTGGCAGTCGGATACGCAGAAGGCGCGCAACGAGACGACGATCCTCGAAATGCGTGACCTGATGAAGATGGCCATGTCGGACGAGTTCCTGAACAAGATCGCGGCGCGGGCGCAGGACGCGGCCGACCTGCCGATCAAGGGTGCGCAACTGGAGCCAGTGGTCAAGAACGTGACCGAGCGCTTCCGACTCAACGGCGACGAGCGCGACGCGATGTTCAACCACCTCGTGGAGGGCGGCGACCTGAGCCTGTGGGGCCTGGTCAACAGCATCACCCGGGCGGCGCAGGACGTCGAGAGCTACGACCGCAGCGTCGAGCTACAGGCCATCGGCGGCAACATCCTGGCCTTGCCCAAGCACGACATCACCGCGCTGCTGAGCGAGGTGTCGCCTAACTGAAGACGCCAGCGTGCGAGATCGAGGCCAGGCCAACCGCCTGGCCTTTCGTCTTGTATGGGGCATGGAGCAGCAGCCATGAACGAGCAACGCATGAGCCTGGCCGAGCAGTGGCGGATGTGCACGCGCAAGAAGCGCTACTCCACCCGAGCGCTTGCCGAGGTGCAGGTCACCAAGATCTGGCTGGCGGGCAAGGGCCACGGCCTGAAGGTCTACCTGTGCCGCGTGCCCGAGCAGGAGGAGCACTGGCACGTCGGCCATCTGGTGCCGTGGTGGTGGCGTCACGTTGGTGACATCGAGGACAACCCGCCCGACACTGAATCACGACCAGACGACAACTTCTGAGATGAGAGGCGGCAAGAGCCGCCTCTTTTGCGTATGTGAACGTGTGCGATGTGGTCATGCCCAACGCGCACGCCTTCGCATATGTAGTGCGCGAGGGTCTTTGCAACAAGACTTGCGGCGCGCAGGAGGTGCTGTATGCTTGGCCTCGCCAGTCACCAGATTCGGTGGCAGGACGCATACATCCCGAGGAGAGGGACGAACACATGGCAACCATGACGGTTGAAGACGCGGTCAACGCGGCGCTGGCGAGTCATCCAGCGCGGCACCTCCAGACCGAGGCGCTCATGCGCGAGCGCATCGGGCCAGAGGGCAAGAAGTGGCAGTTCCTGGGCAACGTGCAGCGCACGTCCATGAACCTGCGCCCAGACGGTAACAGCTTCCGTCTGATCGAACACATCAAGAAGGACAAGGTCGAGGCCATCGCCTCGAAGGTGGCCGAGGGCGTGGTCATGCCCGCCGTGATCGTCACCAAGTCGGGGCGACGCCTGGTCGAGGGCTACCACCGCTGGCACGGCTACGAGCGCGCTGGCGTGGGCGAGATCGCCGCCTACGAGGTCGATCTCGACACCGACTCGCTCGACCAGTTCATCATCGAACTGACGCAGATGGCGGGCGACAAGCTCTCACCCGAGGAGGTGAAGATGCTGTCGCTGCGCTACATCCAGCGCGGCTTCGCTGAGTCGCGCATCGCCTCGATGCTCAACGTGCCGCTGAGCACGCTGCGCCAGTGGGCGGCAATCTCGAACCTCCAGCGCCGCCTCCAGACCACGGGCAACACCTACGACCTGACGGGGTGGAGCAACCGCACGTGCAGTATGCTGCACTCGATCCGCAACCTGCCGACGCTGGTGGCGGCGGTCGAACTGGTCCGCGACGCCCACCTGAAGGGCAACGAGGTGGTGGCCATCGTCACCGCCATCCGCAGCGCGCAGAGCCAGTCCGAAGAGCTTCAGATCCTGCGCGACCAGCGCGATGCGATGAAGGACCGCATCAACACGCCGCAGGTGCACCTGAACGGCCCCGCATACACGCGCCCCATCTGGATGCAGTCGCTCCCCGCGCTGAGCCTGCTGACCAAGTACACCGCCGAGCAACTGGTGGACACCGCGCCGCAAGATCAGGTGGTCCGCCTGATGACGCTGTGGGCTGGCGTCAGCACGCTGGCAGAGGAGGCTGTGAAGCGCCTGGGGGAGCGTGGTGGCGACAAGTAAGCCCTACGTCAAACGTGTCCTGAACTTGCTGCGCGAGGCCCGACCCGGGGGCCTCGCCAGGCAGCAGGTGCTGACCGAGGGCGCGTACTTCGTGGACGAGCAGGCCGCGTCCGTCCACGGCGCGTTCCTGGCCAACGTGCCCGACAACGAGCAGGTGCTGTTCGAGCGGCGCATAGCCATCGTCGGCGGCGAGGTCGAGCGGCTGATCGCCCGGGGCGTGATCGTGCACAGCCAGGCCGACGACACGCTCTACAGCCAGGACGTGGGCGTGCCCGTGCTGCGCTACGTGGCCCGCGCCGACATCCAGAGCGACATCCCGGGACTGGAGCGGCACACGCTGGAAGGCGTGCACGAACTGGCCGAGTCCATCAACAAGCAGGGCCTGCTGCACCCCATCCTGCTGGCCACGACCGATGGTCAGGTCTACCACCTGGCGGCGGGGCATCGACGGCTGGCAGCGCACGAGCAACTCGACAGCCCGTACATCCTGGCGCGGGTGTGGGCCGTGGACGACGACGACCTGCACGACGTGGTCATCACGCTGCGCGAGCACGAGAATCTGTGGACCCAACCGCTCACTGAGGAGCAGCAGGCGCAAGCACTGGCGCAGCACCAGGCCGATCTGGAAGCGGTCGCGGCGGCAGACGCGGCTGACCTGATCGCACGGGGCAAGGAACTGCGGAACTACGCGCAGAAACGTGTTCGGGGTCCATCCAAAAAAGGTGGTAACGCTGGTGTTACCACCAAACGCGATAACAGTAGGCGGTCGGCGCAGCAACTGGCCAAGGAGAAGGGCATCAGCGTCCGAGCGGCACGCGATGCCATCGCACTGTCAGAGCTACAGGAGCGCCTGGAGGCGCGCACCAAACGCAAGCGCTGGGGCACCGAGCACAAGGACTACGTGCCTGGCACGATGGTCATGCTGACCGCCATGAACCTGCTGGGGCAGATCCAGGGCGCATCCGCCGAGGAGCGTCTGGCCGTGTCGAAGGCGGCGCTGAAGACGATCAAGCAGGTCGAGCACGAGGACTACGAGCGCTGGCGCGCCGAGACGCACGACGGCACACAGAAGACGGCCGCGCAGATCGCCAAAGAGAAGGAGGCTGCGGACAACCACGACTCCGACTCGGCAAAGGCAGCGTTGCTGGCCAGGCGCGGGCGCAGCCTGCCCGACATCGCCCGCAAGCTGAACATCAGGCCCGAGCGCGCCGAGCAACTGGTCGCGCACGGCGAAACGTTGTTGCCGCCTGTCAACAAGTCTGGATACCATGTTGGGCAGGCCCAACCAGATGAGATGGGCCTGCCTCACGAGCACGGCTGGAAAGTGGTCCAGGCGCGCTGGTGTGAGACGTGTGGACAGATGGAGGTCCAAGCATGAAGTGGGAGCCGACTCCCTACCCCGACATGAGCCAGGCCGAGTATGACGACCTGGCTCACCAGATGCGCGCCGCTGGCGGTTGGCCCGAGGGTATGCCGTCCATCGTGGTGGACGACGAGGGCAACCTCATCGACGGCTTCAAGCGTCATCGGGTGATGACTGACCTGGGATACAGCACCGCGCCAGCCATCGTCATCCAGAGCGACAGCGTGCCCGAAGGCGAACGCGCCGCGAAGTACGCCGAGCTACGCAAGAATCTCAACAACCAGTCGCTGCTGGTGGACGAGATCGAAAACTGGCTGAAGGAGATCCGCTGATGGCCGAGATCGACTTCGAGCAGGAGGGCTGGTCGCCCAACGTCGAGTACGCCGACATCATCAACAAGGCCAACACGATCTGCCTGGAGTACGTCAATCAGGGCTACGACCTGACGCTGCGCCAGCTTTACTACCAGTTCGTCGCCCGCGACATGCTGGCCAACACCGTCAAGAACTACGACCTGTTGGGGCGCGTGCTGAACAAGGCGCGCTGGAACGGCTACTTCGACTGGGACTACCTCGTGGACCGCACGCGCAACGTCCAGGGCGTGGCGCACTGGAACACGCCGAGCGAGATCATCAAGGCCGCAGCATCGAGCTTCCGCCTGGACAAGTGGGCCGAGGCCGAGCACGTGGTCGAGATCTGGGTCGAAAAGGAGGCGCTGGCGGGCATCATCGGCCAGGCGGGCACGGGCGTGGACTGTCGCTGGTTCCCGTGTCGTGGCTACGTCAGCGCCAGCGAGATCTACCAGGCTGGCCTGCGGCTGGTCGAGCACATCCAGAACGGCCAGGAGGTGACCATCCTGCACCTGGGCGACCTCGACCCGTCGGGCCTCCAGATGACCGACGACAACTACAGCCGCCTGCGCAAGGTGGCGCGCTACTACACCGACGCCTCGAAGCTGCACTTCAAGCGCATCGCGCTGAACATGCCGCAGATCGCGCAGTACAACCCGCCCGAGAACCCCGCGAAGGAAGGCGACAGCCGCTACAAGGCCTTCGTGCAGTACACGGGCGGAACCACCTCGTGGGAGCTAGACGCGCTGCCGCCCAACGTGCTGGTAGGCCTGATCGAGGAGGAGGTCGAGAAGCTACGCGACCCCGACGTGTGGTCGCAGGCCAGCGACGAGGAAAAGCGTTACCGCGACCTGCTGGATTCGCTCAGCAATCGCTGGGAGGACGTGGCCACGTACCTCGAAGAGGCGTCGTGAGCATCGAGTGGAGGCCGCTCGACGCGGCCGAGGTCGAGCTACTGTTCCTGGCGTCGCGGGTGCGACACCCCACGATCCTTGCCCCCGAGGTCGAGTCTGCGTATGCCGCGTCGGTGAGACGGCGCGGCAAGGCGTCGCGCAAGGACTACGGCGCGGGCTACGAGGACGGTCATGAGGATGGCTACCGCCAGGCCGTGGAGGACATGCAGCGCCGCGCTCAGGCGGTTGGGGAGGACGCGGCGTGATCCACTGGGCGCTCGACCGCGAGCAGGCCGAGACACTGGTCGAGATGCTGGAGTATCTGGAGAGCGAGATCGAGGAGTACGACGACGCCTACCCGCTCGTGAACCGCTCGCTGGGCGAGCTTCGGATGCTGCTGACGCAGGACAGGCTCGCCAACCCGCCGAGCGCGCAGCCATCGCTCCCTTTACGAGTCATCAGCCCGTAGGTTCTTGACACATTCGCCCGAATTGTCAACACAATCGGTTACTATTCCGCCCATGCCACGATCACGAATCACGCTGACGCCCAACGACTGGTCGCCTGCTGGCCAGAAGCTGGAGGAGATCCTGATGGCGCAGGGACGCCAGACCGACTGGCTGCCCGACCAGTTGGGGATCTCGCGCAACTACCTCTACCGTATGCGGTTGAACCCGTCCAACCCGATGTACCGTCAACCCCAACCGGGGCTATGGGCGAGAATTGAAGGCATCCTGGGCGTGCCCGCAGGCACCATCGAGCCACGCCATCGTGGTGTCGCTCGGGATCGGACCCTGGCCGAGGAGCGTCTGCGCCGTGCGCCTCGCCAGCAGGAACGGGCCGTGGCCACTGCGTGAGTGGACAGCCAACGCTGGTGACGGTGTACACCCCGTCGAAAGTGGTCCGCCACCAGCGCCAGACGAATGGAGCGTAACCGATGTCGGATGACAAGAGCCTGCCTGGAGGCCAGGAGAAGATCGTGCGCGCCGTCGAGCGCGTGATCGCCGCTGCCTCCAAGACGTCGCAGGACAGCGTCAGGATCACCAATCTGGCCAGCGGCAAGATTCAGGTCGAGGTGCACGCCGCTGGTGATGACCTGACCGAGACGGGCGACCGCGCCCGCGCCGAGTTCGAGCGCCAGACCAGCCTGGCGAGCGTGCCCACCGAGGAACTGGAGCACCTGCGCTGGCTGGCTAGCATCGGCCAGGCGGCGGTCGAGCACGGCTGGAAGCCCGAGGGCAACGCCATCCCCGAGTCCGAGCCGCCCGACGCGCAGACCGAGGCCGCGCTGAAGGAGCGCGACGACTTTCTGGAGCACGTCAACAAGCGCAAGAGCGTGTACGCCGAGGGCGACAGCGACGCCGACCTGCTGTCCAAGCTGACCGAGATCAACATGGCGGGCGTGGAGGTCAGCGATGTCTGAGCGGCAGACCGACGAGCAGATTCAGGACATGCTCGACCTGGCAGAGGAGGCGGGCGAGGTCGAAGCGGGCGAGGTCACCGTGGACGCGATGGATCTGGTGCGCGTGCTGGAGGAGATCAAGGACACGCGCCACCACATGGACCTGTCGCCCGACGAGCGCCTGGAGGTGCGCCTGCTGAACTGGGCAGACTCCGAGGCGGGCGGCAAGGCTGCCTGGCAGGCCTGGTTCGACGCCATGAACGACCAGCACCGCGATGTGGATCGGCACCGCTCGAAGTGGGCCATCCTCGAACCGCAGGACCAGCAGTTGGATCGGATGATCGCCGCACGTGTCGTGCGCGCCGCACTGGAGGCCTGCCGTGGTGGAGGATGAGCGGCCCTTGTACGCCGACCTGACCGCGCCGTTCGAGGGCTACTACACCGCCGATGGTGTCTTCGGCCCCTTCCTGAGCGGTGAGCAGGTTGCGTCGCGGCTCAACTTTGTGCTGGGCGTGGGGCAGTGGCAGTTCAACGTGCTGCACTTCGCCGTTGACCGCGAGGCCGACGAGGTGGTCGCGCTGGGCGAACTGAAGGCCTACGTCAACGGCCAGTGGATCTCGCGGCAGCAGTTCGGCGGGCAGAAGATCAAGCGCAAGAAGGACGGCACGATCAACAACCTGGCCGACGACCACAAGGGCGCGGCCACCGACGCGATGAAGAAGTGCGCCTCGCTGTTCGGTGTGGGCCTGTACCTGATGGTGTCGAGCGCCACCTGGCACGCTGGCACGCCGCAGCAGATAGAGGCACGCGCAGCCGCTCGCAGCGCCAAGCCAGCCGCGTCGAACGGGCGTGCCCGTGCTGCCAGGCCTGCCAAGGCGCAGGACGCGCCAGCCGCGCCCCAGGGCACTCCAGCGCTGCCTGCACCGACCACGGCGACCGCCAACGTGCAGACCGTCAGGTGCATGGCCAACGGCTGCGGCAAGCCACTGGAGGAGGTCAACATCCCCGCCAAGGACGGTCGGCCCGCCACCAAGTGGACCGTCAACAAGCTGCGCTACCAGGGCCTGCGCGTGCACGGCATGGTGCTGTGCTCCGACCACTACAAAGAGGCGACACTAGCTGCCCGGGCAGGGACAGGCTAATGCCAGACGGCCGCACGCCCCGGGAGGGACGACGTAGGTTCGATTACGCAGCGACAGTTAGCCTGGCACGTGCCAGGGTAGCCTGTATACGCACAACCCGTGGAGGATCTGATGGCTGACCAGCCACTCGGCACCAAGCGACGCTGGTCGGCCGAACCGTTGTTCCCCGACCTGTTCCCCGATCTCGAACCGCAGGTGATCGAGGTCACCAAGCCGATGCCGCACGTCAAGCTGCCCGAAACCAACGGCACCGAGCTACGCGACGCGGGCATGGCCAGCGTGTGGGACAACACGCCCGAGAACTGGCGCGTGGTGGCCATGACGCTGCTGTTTCAGCTTGCTCAGCGCCAGGCCGAGGTGACCACCGACGACCTGTGGAAGGTGCTGCCGCCGCTGCCTGCGGGCGCGCACCCGAACGTGATCGGTGGGCTGTGGATGGAGGCCGTCCGCCAGCACTGGCTGAAGCGCACCGACCGCATGGTGATCTCCGAGCGCCAGAACGCCCACGCCCGGCGTGTGCCCGTGTACCGCTCGCTGGTCTGGAAGGGCCAGCCATGAACCACGAGCGTGACGCAGAGCGCGCCGTGCGCCTGCTGCCGCACCGCTTCGGGCAGCGCGGCTACGTGATCGAGTTCCGCGACGGCGACGGCTTGACCTGGCGCATGACGCTGACAGAGCAGCAGTACCGGGGCTGGTTCGGCTGGCTTCGCCCGAGCTTCAGGTGGCAGACCGCGTGAGCGAGACAGAGCGCGTCGCACGTGTTCTGCACGAGCGCTTGGAGCGGTTGGAGCCTCCGCGAGAGTGCGCGTGCGACCCACCCGGGTCTGGCGAGGAACACTGCACGGGGCACTGTTTCCTGCGCGCCGAGATCGCCCGCTTGCTGCGCATCGAGACGGCCGCTCGCAACCTCGACACACACAGCACCGAGGGCTACGCGACGCTGGTCAGCTACCTGATCCGCCTGCACGAGGCGCTCGCCTCGTGAGCTTGACGCTGATCCCACGCATCGCCTAGCCTGTCAGCGAGTTGGTTTACTCTGAAAGGAACTACATCGTGAGCCTCTCCCGCGACCAGTACATCGACAGAATCTACCCCGAGGATCTCGTGAAGAAGCCCGACGCCTGGTGCGAGCGCTACATGGTCGGCACCACCGAGGCCGCGCTGCGCAAGCCGCGCACGCGCATCAAGGCCGCGCTGAAGCGCCGCGTGCTGGGGATGCCCTACCGCGACCACGCCTCGCACGCCTACTACGTGAAGCTGGGCCAGGGCGTGACCGTCAGGAACTGGATGAACGCGCTCGCAGCCAAGCGCATCCTCCAGCAGGTCGGCTACGGCTCGACGCCGGGAGAGTCACAGAAGCGTCTCGACGCCTAGCGGCTGAGCGAGCGACGAGCGTAGGCTGGACGAATCTTCGGCCCGCACCGAGGATGACTGCGCCAGGTGGCGGACAACCAAAAGCCCGCCACTTGTGCCGCGAAAGGAACTACTCAAACTCGGCTGGCGGGCTTTTGAAAGGCGAAAAATCCTGTGTCAATAGTACCCGATTCCCGGGGGCGCGCAAGTGTCGCGTCTGTAAACACTGCTGACGACGACTGGACGCCAGAGCAGAAGCTGCGCGGTGCCCAGCACCTGGCCGAGCACGGGTCGGCTATGGCCACCATCCCGACGTCGATCTTGCTCGATCCGACGCTGGGCGACGCGCTGAAGGTGGTGCTGATGACCATGAGCACCGTGGCCGACCACGACGGCTTCCTGACCGTCAGCCAGGCCGAGCTTGGCCGACGCCTGGGCGTGAGCCGCCAGGCGATGTGCGCGCACATGCAAGAGGGCGTCGAAGCTGGCCTTATCGAGCACGTCGGGGCGACCTGGCGCGTGCGCTGGATCGCAGCCATGTGTCAAGCAGGGGTTGACAACCGCAACCCGGGGTTGACACCTGACCGTCAACCCCAACTTGACACTGTTAACTCGGGGTTGACGTCCTCACGCGCACGCGTTAAGTCCCCCACTACTACTACGTCTACCAAGTCCCTTGTTGTTCCTCTTACTGATTTAGAGAGAGACAAGGTGCGCGAGCGCTACCTGGGCAAGCCGTTCCCGTCGGTCCAGCTAGAGGAGCAGATCGACCTGGCGCTCAGCCATCCAGCGGCCAAGAAGTACCCCACCAACCAGATCGGCTACGTGATGAACTGGATGCGCCGCACCGCGCAGGAGCGCCGCGAGCACGAGGCCCGAATGGCCACCGAGCAGGCGCGCCTGGAGCGTGCCAGGACGCCGTATGGTGGCGCGGTGACCGAGCCGACGCTGAAGTTCCGCAACATCCGCGACGTCGTGGGCCAGCCGTCAGAGGAGCATCTGGAGAACGCGAGATTCGCCTCGTGACTACCAACGGGGTGTTCCGCACCGACGCCGATCTCGAAGCCGAGACACCCGACCGAGAAGACCGATCCACGCCGCCGCATTCCGACCAGGCTGAGGTGGCCGTGCTGGGGTCGGTGCTGAAAAACCCGTATGCCGTGCGTGAAGTCGTGGACATCGTGGAGCCACGCGACTTCTACTCGACGCGCCACCAGGCCATCTGGAAGGCGGTACAGGCGCTGGAAAGCGAGGGCACGCCCATCGACTACCACCTGCTGGGCGACAAGCTGCACCAGCAGGGCACCTACGACGCGGCGGGCGGGCTGCTGTACCTGAGCGAGATCAACCTGGCTACGCCGACGTCCGCGTTCATCACGCACTACGCCAAGATCGTGCTGCGCGCCAGCCTGCACCGCCGCCTGATCTCGCTGAGCCAGGGCCTGGCAGAAGCCGCCTGGCTCGACCGCAAGTCACCCGAAGACCTGATGGCCGAGATGGAAAAGCGCATGGCCAAGCTCAACCTGCGCGCTGTGGAGGACGACGGGGTGGACATGGACGCGGCCACCGACGAGGCACTGAGCGCGCTCGACATCCAGATCAAGGCCTTCGCGGAGCACGACCACACCAAGTCCGAGTACATGGCGGGCTACAAGACGGGGCTGATCGACCTCGACCAGGCGCTGCTGGGCATGAAGCCAGGCGACCTGATCTACCTGGCGGCGCGCACGTCGGTGGGCAAGAGCATCCTGGCGCAGCAGATCGCCATGCACGTCGCCAACCATCGCGGCGCGGTGTACTTCGCCAGCCTGGAGATGACCCGCGCCAAGCTGATCCATCGCGCCATCACCATGACCACGGGCATCCCGCGCCACGAGCTTGCCCGGGGCAACCTGTCCGATCAAGATCGGGCGGCGGTCGAGCGCTTCGCGGATCGACACCGTCAACTGCGGATGCGCTGGGACACCACCTCGCGCACCGTCGAGCAGATCCAGCGTCGGGCGCTGCGATGGGCGGACCAGATCGGGGAGCCGCTGGCGCTGGTGATCGTGGACTACGTGCAACTGCTGCGCGACGCGGCAGGACCGCGCTCGAACCGCTACGAGGACGTCAGCCTGGCCAGCCACAACCTGAAGGAGATGGCAGGGCGACTGGGCTGCACCGTGTTCGCGCCCGCCCAGGTCAGCCGTGACGTACTGAAACGCAAGAGCAAGATGCCCGACCTGTCCGACCTGCGCGAGAGCGGTGATCTGGAGCAGGACGCCGACATCGTGCTGGCGCTCGACCGCGACGACTACCACGACAACACCGTGACCGACCAACGCGCCACGCTGGGCGTGCTCAAAGCCCGCGACCTGGCAGCCGACCGTGGTCGGGGCACGATGATTCGCCTGGTCTGGTTGCCGAAATTCGAGCGCTACGGCAACGCCGAACGCGACCCGAACAACGTGGTGCCCTTCCGACCGCGACCACTGCTGCATGACGACCTGCAAGCGCAGATCACCGACGCCGCACCGTCCGACGAGCCGAGCACGCCCGATGGAGATCCACTGCCGTGGTAGCTGCCGCCGTCGATCTCGACAAGTACCGCGCCTCGATCTCCAAGCAACTGGAGATGCCGCTGGCGCGCCTGCTGCCGCTGAAGACCGAGAAGGTCGTGCTGGCCGAGCAGCGTGCCCGCGTGGACTACGCCGAGCGCTGCCTGTGGGGCGCGTCCATCGTGATGAGCGTGGTGGGCCTGACGCAGCGCCACCGGGCCGCGCCAGGCGAGCCGCAGGACGAACTGGAGGTCGCCTGGTGGCACCTGTACGACCTGCTGGAGGAGATCCGCGCCACCTGGCCAGACGATGAGCGCGAGGCCTACGACGACGACAGGCCAGCGCGACGTCGGTCGGCCTACGCCGAGGTCACCAAGAAGCTCAAAGCGGCTGGCGTGGCCTGGGAAGGCTCCCCATACGCCGTCGAGGAGCAGAGTCGGACCGACGAGTGGCCGCGCATCCGCTACGACATCGAGGTCTGGTACGCCCGCGAGCTAGGCTGGCTGCGCGTGCGCGACCCGTTCACGGGCGAGTGGCACGAGATCCAGGCCAAGGACGCGCCCTTCTCGTGGCGGCGCGAGGCGCACGACCGCAAGGCGAAGGCCAAGTTGGAGCGCGGCCAGTGAAGCGTGCCTTCCTGATCGGCGCGGGCATCGGCGTGCTGATGGCGCTGGTGCTGCTGGTCCTCGCGCTGTGGGCCGACGAGCGCAACACGCGCTTCTACCAGTCCACCGAAGCGCGCTGGTGGCACGGGTGAGCGTCTGGTTAGCACTGTTGACGCTGCTGGTGGCGCTTGGCGTGATGCTGTACATCGCCCTCTCGACGCCGAACGTGTGATGCGTAACCTGCTGGGCGAGCCGCTCGACACCGACCTGCCGCCGCCCCGACCGCGCCTGCGACAACGTCGGGCACGCCCCTTCGACCCGAACGATCCGCTCACCTGGCACGAGGTGACCGACCTGCAACCGCGTCTGAAGGAGCGCCTGCGTCTCGGCGCGTGGGTCGCCTGGCACGTCCGCAAGCAGGGCGACCACGCCAACTGGGGCGACGAGCGGCGCGGTGCCAAACGCGTGGGCATCATCGAGGCGGTGCCCTCCGACGCCGCCTTCGGCGTGCTCGACTGGTACTGCGTGCCGAGCTTCGGCTCGTGGTTTGGCCCCGACAAGGCGCGCAACACGACGCCCGAGAACGTGCTGTGGATCGAACTGAAGGCCGAGCGCGGCAAGCTCAGCGAGCAGCAGGCCGAGCACGGTCTGCGCCTGGCACGCGCTGGCCAGGAGGTCGCCGTGCTGCGCCCGCGCCACTTCATGGCCGACCTGGGCAAGCCCGACCTGGCGTTCATCCGACTGGCCGAGCACCAGCGCCCCAACGCCTGGTTCGACACGCTGGTGCAGCCCGAGTGGAGCGTCGCGGAGGTGCTCCGCAACCTGTAAGCGAGTACGTTGACAGTCCTAGTGGCTTGACGCTAATATCTCTGGCACCATGCAAGCCTATGGACAAGCCATCGAGGAGCAGGCGGACCTGTTGCGCCACGTGCGCACCATCGGTCAGACGCCGCAAGCCACCTCGCGGTACGCCGACCACCTCTACAAGGGCGTGATCGACTCGTACCAGCCAGCGCTGAAGCACATGATGCTGACGCTGGAGACTGCCGCGCCGTTCTACTGGGACGTGGACCTGTGCAGCGTGCTCGAAGCCGCCGCGCCGACCATGCCCGACTGGGAGCTTCACTTCGAGAACCTGCCCGCGCAGAGCGGCTTCATCAACTTCGGGCGGGCGCTGCACCTGCCGATGCCGCCCAAGGAGACGATCACCGAGGCCATCGCTAACGGCCGACGCCGCGCCGACCTGCCGCTGGACTACCGCCTGGACATGACGGGCATGGCCTGGAGCGTGGTCGAACCTGGCCAGTGCTTCATCTCGACCATCCTGCGCACGACCACGCGCCTGAACGGTGAGCCAGGCCTGATGCACATCACCGACGAGGGTCAGTCGATGCAGGGCATCATCGCGGTGCTGGCGGGCGTGCGGCGCAACGAGGCGCTCTACTCGGGCGTGGACGCCGAACGCGACAGGCTGCACAACACGCTGATGGCCACACGCGCCGAGCTTCAGGTGCGCTACATCGCGGCGGCGCTCGACTTCATCAACCAGCCGCTGCTGACCACGCGCAAGCGCCTGCCGCCGCACCGCGTCATCCGCAAGCGCATGGAGCGCGCTGGGCGCGTGGTGCAGGACGTCGAGGTGATCGAGCTTCGGCGCAAGCAGTACCTGAGCGTGGACGAGCCAGACGAGGCCCCCACCGACCGCGAGTACCGTCACCGATGGTTCGTGGGCATGGCCACGGGCGGCTACTGGCAGCGCTACCACACCCGCGAACGGGGCACGATCCGCCGCCTGATCCTGCCGTACATGAAGCTGGCCGACAGGACCGACCTGCCCATCAAGCAACCGCGCCAGACGGTCTACGTGGTGGACCGATGAGCAAGCACGACAGGCGCGACGACACGATGCGCAGCGCCTTCCTCGCCGCGCTTCAGGCCGACTTCGAGGCTTACAAGAAGGAGGTCAACGGCACCGAGATGGCTCCATCGAGCAAGTACACGTACAACAGCATGGCCGAGCAGTTCGTGCGCTGGTGCCGCGACGAGTTCCGCCCCGGGCAGTACGTCGCATGAGTGAGCCGATGTACCACGCCGTGCACGAGACGTTCGAGACGTGCTTCCAGTGCGGCCTGCCCGTGGTGCGCCTGGAGCCGCCGCTCCAGGGCTGGACCTATTACTGCGCGGCGTGCCAGGCGATGGTTACCACGCGTGCCGACTTCGAGCGCGCTGCCAGCGAGCCGACCGAGCCTGGCCAGATCGGGCGCGTGGTGGCCTGGCCGCTGGCCGAACCGCTGAGGTGGGCATGACCGACCCCGCGCTGCTGGGACGCCTGCGCATCCTCGAAGGCAAGCTCGACCGCCTGACCGATGCGTTGATCGAGCTTCAGGGCGGCACCGAGGCCATCAACCGTCTGGCCACGGCTGTCGAGCGCCTGACGGCTGCCGTCGAGGAGCAGACCGAGATCACCGAACAGGCCGAGCGCAGACATGCCTGACAAGACGCTGTGGCGCTACGTGCCGCCTGATGACCTGCGGCAACGCCTGGCGTGGCACGAACTGGAGATCGCCAGCATCAAGCTGACGCTGGACGCCGTCGAGCACGGCAACACCGTCATGCTGGGCGACGGGCCGCACGGCGAGATCCTGTACACGGGCAAGACGCGCCGCAAGCCGTTCAATGGCAACCATCCGTGAGGCATCTGGTGGCCGAGGAGCATGGCGAGCGCACGGTGTGCGGCCTTCCACCCACGCTTGACGACCAGCGAGGACTGGAAGGCGGCATCCACGGGGTGGACTGCACCGAGTGCCGTCGTCAGGTGAGCGAAATCGTCAAGGAACTGCTGAAGGCGCTGCGCTCACCCGACTAGACACGCTTGACGCATATGTGACACACTTCCCCGAGGAGGGCATATTGGCCGACCACGACGACGACGGCGAGGGTATGACGCTGGACGACTTCATGCGCATGATCGGCGCGTCCCGCCCACATAGCGTGGAGGAGGAGCACGAGCAGCAGCAGGCGCGTGAGGGCATCGAGCGAGCGCATCTGGCCATCCACTCGGCCATCGAAGCCGAGTACCGAGCGCTGTGCGAACGCTGCCTGACCACCGACGCGCTGCGCGACCAGCCCGACCTGAGCGTCGAGACGGGCGGGCGCGGCTACGCGCTGCACTACCTGGCGGCGCGCATGGCGGGCGTGCTGGCCAAGCACATCGGCAACGGCCCCAAGCAGGAGTTCGAGGCGCAACGCCTGGAGCACCTGGCGTCGATCCAGCGCTGGATACCCGTGATCGCGGGAGCCGTGGTCAAGGGCGGGCAGATAGACGACGTGCTGTCGTGGCTGAGCCAGCACGACAAGTGATCGCGCAGCGCGTCATCTTCGCCACGCAGGACGGCTGGCGACGCCAGCGCGAGCGCTGGATCATGTGGCTCGCCTGGCACGTGCCCAAGTGGCTGGCCTACTGGTGCTACATCCGCGTTGCAGCTAACGCGACGACAGGCGAGTGGTCTGGCAGCGTGCCCGACCAAGTCTCCATCATGGAAGCCCTACGGCGCTGGGACGGGCGTCGCCTGTGAGCGGTGGACCAGACACTGATCGAGCGCGCCAACGAGATGTTCGGCACGCGACGTACCTGGCTGCTGGGCGGGCGGCGCTATGCCATGAGCGGCGCGGACCCGGGCAGCATCTGGTACATCGACCTGAGCCTCAACCCACCTTTTTGCTCATGTCCTCAATACATGTACCGCTGCACGGGCACCGAGATGTGCAAGCACATCGTGTTCTGGTACGCCTTCGGGTCGTTCTATGAAGCTGTGCCAGACGTGCGGCCAGGCCGACCGATACCCGAACGGGCGGTGTCGCCCGTGCAAGCGGGCACGCGAGCAACAGAGGCGGCTGGATCACCCCGAACTGAAGGAGGCCGCTCGACTGAGGGGCCATACGCATCCCGAGCGGAGGCTGGAATCGAGCAAGCGCTGGATGCGCGCCAACTGGCGACGGCACCAAGTGATGACCAACGCCTCGCACGCGGTGAGGCGGGCGCTGCGCTCGGGGAGGCTGACCAAGCCAACGGCGTGCGAAGCGTGCGGCGCGGGTGACCGAGTGATCGAGGGCGCGCACAAGGACTACGCCAGGCCGCTGGACGTGCGCTGGCTGTGCCGACCGTGCCATCGAGCCTGGGATGCCCGCGAGCCGAAGAGCGTGCGCCTGGTGACCTGCAAGAAGTGCGGGCAGACCTACGTCTACGGGACCGAGCATGTCTGTCCTGGCAACTGAGGTGACGACGCTGTACTCGGACGGCGGCGTGGTGGAGATCAACCCGTCACCGATAGCGGGCACGTGGGCCTGGTGCGCGACGAACGTGATGGGCTGGCGGATCATCGAGGACTCGGGGTTCATCCTGGCGCTGGACGGGCCGATCTCGAACAACCAGATGGAGTGGGTCGCGGCGATGCAGGCGCTGGAGGCGATGCCTGACGGCTGGTCTGGCACGCTGACGACCGACAGCAAGAACGTGCTCGACCGCCTCGACTACCTGAAGCGGCATCTGGGCTTGCCCGCCAGCCAGGTGATCGTGCCGCGCAACCTGCCGTGGCAGTGGTATCGGCGCATGGTGACCAGCCTGCTGCGCCTGGGCGAGGTGCGCTTCCGCCACGTGAAGGGCCACCCGACCGCCGCCGACCTGAAGCGCGGCTTTACCGACAGTGGACGCCCCGTGTCCGACCAGCAGGTCTGGTGTGACGCTGAATGCAATCGCCAGGTGACGCGGGCGCGCCTGAGCAATGGTGGAGTGAAGCTGGTGGAACGCTACCGACTGACGGGCCGCACGTGATCGAACCGTACTACGTGGACGAGCAGGCGAACATCACGCTGTACCAGGGCGACGTGCTGCGCATCCTGCCGCTGCTGCGCGCCTTCGAGGTGCTGCCCGACAAGGTGATGACCATCACCGATCCGCCCTACAACGTCGGCATGGATTACGGCGCGGGCTACGACGACAACCGCGACCTGAGCGAGTACGCCGCCTGGACCTACGAGTGGTGGGAGGCCGCGCCGCAGCCGATGCTGGTCACGCCTGGCGCGGTCAATCTGGAGATGTGGCTGACGCTGGTCGCCTACCCGACCGCCATCATCCCGTGGATCAAGCCCAACCAGAGCAGCCCGTCGAAGCTGGGCGGCTTCAACGCCTGGGAAGCCATCCTGCTGTACGGCAAGCTGCCGCGACGCCTGGGCCACGACGCTTTCGTCATGAGCATCGGCCCGCAGGCCGAGGTGCAGGGGCGCAACGGCAAGAAGCACCCGTGCCCCAAGTACCTGCCGTTCTGGACCAAGTTCATCGGCAACGTGTGGGCCGACCCCTACGTGATCTTCGACCCGTTCGCTGGCTCGGGCACGACGCTGCTGGCCTGCAAGCGCCTGGGCATCCCGTGCATCGGCATCGAGCTTCAGCCGCACTACTGCGACCTGATCGTGGAGCGCCTCCAGCAGGAGGTGATCGCCATGCCCGAGGTCGGCGTGGACGAGTCGGTCAACTTCCGTATGCAACAGCAAGCGCTGGCGTGGGAGGCCGTGTGAGCGTCGCCACCAACCCGTCGGGCAAGCGTGCTGACGGCACGCACTGGCAGAGCGACAAGGAGGTGTGCGTGCGCGGCCACGACCTGCGGCCGACCATCGACGGCACGCCCAACGCCAACGTGCGTCGCCACCCCGTCACGGGCACGCGCCAGTGCGCCGAGTGCGCTCGCCTGCGCGCACGGCTGATGGTTCGCCTGGCCACGGCGGTGCGCTGGTGGGAGCAGCACTGCAAGATGTGCCAGCGCTGCCCGCGAGGCCGCTACTGCGACGAGGGCAAAGGCATCCGCCGCATGGTCAACGCCCGCATCCAGGCGGTGTCGGCGGCGGGCTTCGACGCCAGCGGGCTGATCGGCGTATGAGCGAACAGACGCCAGAGACGACCTGCGACGTCTGCGGGCGCGTGGACGTCTGCCGCACGGCGACGACCGCCTCGCATGGTCTGCGCAGGCTGCCGCAAGCAGGCCAGGACTGGCTGACCCGCACCTACGGCCAGGTGCCAGCGGTGCTGTGCTGCACGTGCTTCCTGCCCGCGCTGGGCGGGGCCAACACCGCCGCTGAGATGGCGAGCCAGGTGTGACCTGGCGCAACGCGTGCAGCCCGCCACTCACGTTCCACGAGCGCGACCTGGCCTACGCACATCAGGTCTACGTGCGCGCCATCAAGTGCTGCGAGATGTGCAACGAGTGGCTGCTAGTGGCCGAGTTCGACGCCTGGGGCGTCCAGCCGTGTAATGAGTGTCAAGAGCAAATCGAGCGCCGAACACGGGCGCGCTGGAGGGAGCCATGCCTGGCAAAGGAACGAGCAAACGCAACCCGCACGGGAAGTCGATCAAGAACCCCGCGACCTACGATGCGCTCAGGCGCAAGGGCATGAGCAAGACGCGGGCGGCGATGATAAGCAACGGCGTGCTGCACGACGGCGTGGCCAAGGGCCGACACCGCAAGAAGTGACCGAGCGCGACCGTCTCGAAGCGCTCAGCCTGGCCTGGGAGAAGCAGACTGGCAACGACAGCATCCCGACCATCGAGCGCGTCTACGAGCGCACGCCGAACGGCGCGTACCGCTGTGTCTGGCCGAGGTGCAGCTTCGCCCGCCGCGACGCGGTGCGGATGTGGCGGCACGTGCACACCGCGCACGGCACGCCCAGCCTGCCGCCTGGCGTCAATCACTAGCGGCGCGCCGCTACACTTGGCGCGGCCGTGGAATGGTGGCTCGTGCCCGCGTTGTGGTTCGGCATGGGCCTGGGCCTGCTGGGCAGCATGTACTCCGAGATGGACCGACCGACGCCGCGTCTGGCCGACGCGCTGGTGATGCTGACCGTCGGGCCGTTCGTCATGGGCTGGCTGTGCGCAGCGCGAGCGATACGTGCCCGACGCCGCTGAGGAGCCGACCGCGACCTGCTGGACGGGCGCGCAGGTGTTCTGCGATGACGACGAGTGCCACGGTCGCGTGGACTACGTCGAGGACGTCGATCACGACGACGGCTCGTGCGAGGTCTTCAAGTGCCGCGCCTGCGGCAAACGTGTGCATGTGGAGCTACCCGACTGAATGACGCTGACCAATCTTGGACCTGGCGCGCCCGTCGCGCCCGCCAACCCGAGCGTGTGCTCGTGCTGCCAGGACGCCCGCGCCGAGGTGCGCCAGAACATCGTCGCCTGGTGGACGCCCTCGCCTGGCTGGGGCTACGGGCCTGACGGCCGCTTGATCTCGCTGTGTGAAGAGTGCATCAAGACTTTGCAGTTCTTCGTGGAGATCGGCACGACCAAGCCCAACGTGGTGGCCTGACAACCAGATTGTTGTCTGAATATGCGCGTCAACGTACACTTCGGGCGTGCATAGCCACCGACGCCGCACGCTGCGCGTCCATCTCGACCGCGACGGGCAACCTATCCAGCCGTCCACGATCTGCTGCTGCTGCGAGGACAGCGCAGGCAACCGCATCGCTTCCTTCCGCCGCGCCAAGGACAACGGCAACTTCGAGGAGACGCCGCGTGTGCCGCTGGCGAGCGGTCACTGCGGCTTCTGTGGCCGCAGCGTGAAGGAGCGTGCCGCGTGAGCGAGCCAGCGCTGATGTCCGCCAAGACGCTGGTCGCGCTGCTGCGCCAGTTGGCACGCCATATCGAGGCCGAGGACAGCTTCGAGGGCAGCTTCGAGTACCACGCCAGCACCAGGCAGGTCGGCTTCTACGAGGTCAACGCTGCCTACCGCATCGGCAACAGCGACGGCGCGCAGGGCGGCATGATGCTCATCCAGGGCAACAGGTGACCCGCGCCGACGACATCGACCGCGAACTGGCGGCGCTCAACACGCTGATCTCGCGCCTGCACGCCAGCATGAGCCGCACTGACCGCGAGTGCATGGGCCTGCACGCTGGCCTGTCCGAGGCGGTGCATCGGCTGCGCGGCTACGGCGCGGACGTCTCCGACCTGCTGCTGGTGCTGGACGACCCGGGCAGCGCGCCGCTTACCTACCCGCGTGAACGCTTCCGCAAGCTCAGGACGCTCGAAGAAAACGCCGAGGAGTACGTCCGCATCTTCAAGCCCGAAGACTGCTGATGGCACGCCGCTCATCCGACTGTGCCTGGTGCACTGCAACGGGCCATACCACGGGGTGGACGCTATGACGCTGCTGGACGAACGACCCGTCAATCCCGAGCCGCCGACACACTGCCGAAGCTGCGGTGCCTGGATCTGGTGGCGCATCAACCCGTCGGGCAAGAAGCAGCCCTTCGACTACGACAAGGAGCACGAGCAGGCGCTCGACATGCCGCATCACGCCACCTGCCCGCAGGGACGCCAGTGGCAGAGAACCAGATAAGCGTGCTGGTGGGCGAAGCGCCGCCAGGCACGTTCTGCAAGCCGTGCGGCAAGCCCGCCAGCGCTCGTCTCCAGCGTCTGGACCACGCCGACGACGACATCCTGCTGTGCAGCGCGTGCTTCGAGCGGTTCAAGGACTTCACCAGCGACAAGGCGCTGGGCGTGACGCAGTACAAGGACGAGGCGATGGACTGGTGAAGCGGCCCACGGTCGGACACCTCGTGGTGCCGTACATGGTGGACGAGCGCGTGCAGCCCATCGACTTCAAGCTGGTGCATCCAGGCCACGTTACCAAGTGCGCCATGCAGCGCAGGTGCGGCATCTGCGGCAAGCCCATCCGAGGCTACCTGGCGTTCTGCGGCCCCGACGACGGGCGCTCGTGCTTCGGTGACCCGTGGATGCACCCCGAGTGCGGCAAGCTGGCCATGCAGCAGTGCCCCTTCCTGGCCGACCGTCGCGGCTGGCGCGAACCCGCCGATGGCAAGCTGAGCCAGGAGATGCTCGACCGCTACACGCACAACATGGCGCTCTACCAGGCTCCCAGCGGGCGGGCCTTCCGCGACGCCTTCGGCCACTGGCACTTCGAGGCGCTGGGCACGCTGAGGCCGCTGCGATGAGCGGCGTGCCGATGCAATTCGACCTGAGTTCTCTACTCGACCGCAACGCGTATAGCGGCGGCACCAAGCTCATCATCGCGGGCACGATGCAATTGGTGCACAAGGACGACGGCATCGACATGGAACCCGTCTGGACGGCCGAAGTGTTCGAGCGCCCCAACCAGCGCAAGTGCACCATTCGCCTCGTCGGGGATTCACCGAAGGCGCTGTTCGACCTGCTGAGCGCGCTGGCCGACGCGGGCGAGGTGGAGATCAAGCACGAGGCCGACGACGATGACGACTGAGCCGCACGGCGAGCAGGTCTACATGACCATCCCCGTCACCGAGTTCGAGATGCTGCACACCCGCGCCAGCCACTACCTGGCGCAACGCGACTTCCTGTGGACGGCGCTGGAGCGGGTCAAGGCCGAGGGCGGCAAGGTATGCGCGGAGTTCGAGTTCTGCCAGCACGTGGCGTGCATGTCGAGCTACGCCGCGTGGAGCATCGCGGACGCCGCGCTGAAGGGAGAGACGCCCGAAAGTGCTAACGCCAAAGCTATCGCGGAGCGTAGACGCGAGACGGGTGATCTGTGAGCCTGGCCGCATATGACAGACATGATCCAGGCACGCCCCTTGCTGGCCGCGTGCATGAACTGCGGCCAGCGCGTGCGCGTGCCTGCCGAAACCGACCTGGGCGCGGGCGGCTGGCGCTTCAACGACCTGCACGGCTGGCTGTGCTACACGTGCGCCCGCCTCGACCTGCATCCCGCCAGGCGCAAGGCGGGCCAACCGCCCAAGCGCGGCTGAAACCCGTCAGTCGGCGGTTTCCGACGAGCGCCCGCCGAGCGCATTAGTACGGCAACACAAGCGATGGAGACGCCCGAGCTACCATGCCCAGTCTGAACCAGATCTTCGATTCACTGATCCTCGCCAAGGGCGAAGAGTTATGCGAGACGGTGCCCGCCGACAAGAGCCGCCACGCGCTGGCGATGGTCGCCTACGGCGTCGGCTTCCAGGCCGCGCTGGAACTGGCGCTTCTCGATCCCGAACTGGCCAGGAGCCTGATCGAGGGCATCCACACGCAGCAGGAGCACGACGCGCCTGGCAGCAGCGAAGAGTTCAACACGACCGCGCTGCAATTCATCGACATCTCTCGGCGCGTCGCCGCCTGACCAGGGGAGCGGGTGGCACGCGGTAAGAACCCCGACGGGACGCCGAAGACCTACAAGTCTGACGCCCGTCGCCGGGTTCGTACCAACCGAGCTTCCCCAATCCCCCGTGCCGCCTACAACCCGCAGGTCTGGCACCAGAACCCGCAGATCCTGAGCCGCCTGGAGGTGGTCGAGAAGTACCGACTGGCGGGCCACACGGCCTTCCAGACCAGCCGACTGCTGGGCATGGACTACTCGATCATCAAGGAGGACTACGAGCGCATCAGCGAACTGTGGCAGGCGCGGGCGGGTAGGAACATCGAAGCGCTGCGCGCCGAGGCGATGCGCAAGCTCGACAACGTCATCCACGAGGGCCTGGAGACGCTGCGCATGGACGAGCTTTACACGCAGGCGGTGCTGTTCAACATGCCCGTGCGGCTGCGCTGTCAGGGACGCCAGGAGCACCGCACCGAGCAACTGCTGCTGGCCGATCCGCTGGGCGCGCCAGGCCAGCAGGTGCCCACGACGTATGGGGAGGCCTTCTCGTGCCTCCAGGCGCACGAGATGACCAAGCGCGTCTACCACGACGAGAAGGGCGCTGCGAGCTACAGGCGCGTCGCTGGGCAGGTGCTGCAAGCCATCAACGCGGCCATCATGAACCAGGCGCGGCTGCAAGGCCTGGTGATCGAGAAGAAGGCGCTGACTGATAGTGAAGGGCACGACCTGCCGAGCGCGCTGCGCGACCTGCTGCTGGGCAAGCCCGTGGAGATCCGCGACGACGGGATGCCCGTGCGCCCAGCGCTGGACGTCGGCCTGACCTGAGTCTATCGTTGGCCGCATGAGCCAACCCGAGCCGAACTTCCCCAGGGCCGTCTGTCCAACCTGCCGCCGCGAGCACGCCGTCACGCTGGCCGAGGAGCCTGGCTCGCAGGTGACGACGATGTGCGGCTGCGGCAAGGTGCTGCTGATCGAGCGCGGCAACACACCGAGCAGCATGGTGGTCAGGGAGCAGTACGTGCCCACGCCCATCGTGCCGACCGCGCCAACTGGCGGCACGCCCGAGGTCTGAATGGCGCAGCGCTGGGGCGTGATCTGCAAGACATGCCACCAGCCCGCCTTCGTGGTGCTGGGCGACCTGCCCGCGCCGTCTGACGTGGTCGTGGCCAGCCGCTGCGAGCACCTCGACGGTCGGCCGCTCCAGGCCGCTGACGCCAGCGCGCTGACTTGCGATAGCTGCGGCGTGGACTTCACACTGAGTGGCGTCGAGCCAAGCACCGAATGGCGGCTGATGCCTGAGAGCTTCCAGCGTCCCTACAACCCGAACGACTCGCCCTTCGGCTCAGCGGCCGACCCGACTGACATTGCGCGGGTGCGACTGGCGATAGCCCAGGCAACAGCACCCCCAAAACGCCGCCCGAGCAGGCGACGACGGGAGCCGACTGCATGACGATGACCACCGATGACGACGAGCGCGACTCGTTCTGGGACCGTGGACCCGACTTCGCACTGCGCGCCCGCGTGCTGACAGGCAGCTTCGGCTTCGGCCTGGCGACATGGGCCGCGTTGATCTACTTCATCAGGCGCTGGCTGGGCACCTGAGCTTGACGGTGCAGGATCGGCTGATCCTGCTGTTCCTGGCACTGTTCACCATCGGGCTGATCCTGGGGTGCATCGCGTTTATCCTGACGCACCAGCACTACTGAGATGGCCGTCATCCTGAAGCACGAGCAACTGCGACGCCTGGCGAACATCGTGGGCGCGTGTCGGGGTGATCGCTGCGAGTTCTCGAAGGTCTTCTTCGGCAAAGACCTGCGCGAGAGTCCCTGGCAGGTGGACGCGGTGAACATGGGCGGCACGATCTCGACCAAGGTCGCGGGGCGGCGCTCGGGCAAGACGCTGACGACCACGGTGGACGCGGTGCACGCGTGCGTCACCAACGCCAACCACACGTGGTACGTGACAGGCCCGAGCCTCGACCAGGCCAGCCTGTACTTCAACGAGATCGAGCAGGCGGCGATGCGGCCCGACGGGCTGATGGAGGCGCTGCTGGACGGGCCGATCAAGCGCTCGCCCTTCCCGAGCGTGAAGTTCGTCACGGGCAGCGACATCCACGCCCGTTCGACCGCCCGCGACGGCGTGTACCTGCGCGGCAAGGGTGCCAACGGCGTGGCCGTCACCGAGGCCGCGTTCATCAAGGACAAGGTGTATCAGGAGGTCATTCGAGCGATGGTGCTCGACCGTCGCGGCGTGATCCGCCTGGAGAGCACGCCCAACGGCTCGAACTACTTCCACGGCCTGCACGAACTGGCCAACGGCGCGTCGCGTGTGCTGCTGGACGGCTCTGGGCGCATCTACACCGACCCGTCGCACTACTACCGCACCATCCACGCGACCGTCTACGACAACCTGGCGGTGCCGCGTGAGGAGATCGAGCGCATCAAGCTGGAGGTGCCCGACTGGGTCTGGGACGTCGAGTACCTGGCCAAGTTCGTGGACGACGACGAACTGGTCTTCTCGTGGCCGCTGCTGGCCGACCTGTTCGATGAGGACTACCCGATGCAGGCCGAGCCAGAGATCGGCCACCGCTACGTGCTGGGCGTGGACCTGGCGCAGGTGCAGGACTACACCAGCCTGACGCTGCTGGACGTCACCTTCTGGCCTGTGCGACTGGCCTACTGGGCGGTCTACCGAGGCAAGCCCTACACGGGCGTCGGCAGCGTGGTGGAGGACGTCAACAGCCTGCGCAACCGCTTCAACAACGCCCGCGTGCTGATCGACGCCACCACCGAGAAGGCCGTGGCCGAGCAGGTCGTGGGCGCGGAGGCCTACGTCTTCAGCCAGACCAGCCGCAACGCGCTGCTGAGCAACCTTCAGGTGCTGCTGCAACAGCGCAAGTTCGAGCTACCTGCGGGCTACACGCGCCTGCGCGACGAGCTTCGAGCGCTGCGCCGCGTCAAGAAGGGCCAGTCGAGCCGCGTGGACCACCCGACAGGCGGGCACGACGACACCGTGGTCAGCCTGGCGCTGGCAGCCTGGCCGCTGCGCGCCGCCATCTCGCCTGGCAGCCGCGAGGCTATCGAGGCGGTCGTGTCAGGCAGCTTCGCCTGATGATGGATGTAAGCCAGGCTGATGAGCATGTACGCTGGGTTGATGGTCAGCAAGCCAGCAGACGTCGAGCTACCCCGACTGATCGAGCGCTACCGTGTGACACGTGAACTGAGCGTCGGTGAGATGTGCCGCAAACTCGGCATCAACCGCCAGCGCTACTGGGACTGGCAGACCAACGGCATCCCGCAGGGCATGGTCACACTGGTGCGCCTGGCGATGCGCGAGGTGCAGCACCAGGGCAGGCAGCAGCGCCTACACTAGCGCCGTGCCGAACCCCATCACCAACGCGCTCAGCCGAGCCTTCAATCGGCTGGCCTATGGCGAGACGGACCCCTACGCGCCGCTGCGCCAGGACGGTGCCGCCATCACGGGCACGGGCTGGTGGCCCGGGCCAGGTGGTGCGTTCGACACCAGCCGCGTCGATTACGAGCGCGCCCGCAAGCTGTACCGCAACACCATCCCACAGTACAAGCTGGGCGCACACTTCAGCCGCCCGATCATCAACTACACGGCGGGCTATATCGGCGTGCCGCACTTCAAGAGCAAGGCCGACGTGCCCGAGGCGGACCAGGCGCTGAACGACTTCGATGAGCGCTTCGTGGCGCGCTTCCTGACCGTCAACCGCAACATGCTGCGCGACGGCGACGTCTTCCTGCGGCTGGACTACGTGCCCGACAAGCTCGACCCGCGCAAGCGCCGCTTCGACGTGCGCATGGAGCACCCGGGCTGGTGCACGCCCAACCTCGATCCGATCTCGGGCGACTGGGAGAGCCTGGTCATCACCCACCCCGTCTATCCGACGATGCGCCCCGACGCGCAGGCCAAGCCGAGCTACGTCATCACCGAGACGCTCACGCCAGACTCGATCCTCATCAAGGCCGACGAGCGCGCCCCAGCCGAGGTGCGAGCCAAGTATCCTGGCGAACCCGTACCGAACCCGTGGGGCTTTATTCCTGTGGTCCACTACAAGAACGAACCCGAGGAAAATCAGCTCTTCGGGGTGAGCGACCTCGAACCCCTTGAACCGTTGATGCGCGCCTACCACGACACGATGATGGTGGGTAACCAGGGCATCCGCCTGTTCGCCAAGCCCAAGGTCAAGTTCGTGCTGAAGGACGTCAACCGCTTCCTGGCCGACAACTTCCCGGGCTGGCGACCTGGCCAGCCAGTCAACTTCCAGGGCCACGAGATCTTCCTGCTGACGCAGGACGAGGACGCCAACTACATCACCGCCGAGCCAGGCACGGCGGGCGTGGGCACGCTGCTGGAGTACCTGTTCTTCTGCATCCTCCAGACGGCGCAGGTGCCCGAGTTCGTGCTGGGCACCGCCGTCGCCTCCAGCCGCGCCAGCGTGGACACACAGATGGGGCCGTTCGTCAAGACCATCGAGCGCAAGCGCATGATGAGCACCGACCCCTACGTCGAGACGCACGAGATGTTCCTGGCGATGGCCAGCAAAGCACCTGGCTTCGGGATGCCCGCGCTGGACACCTACGAGGTCGAACCCGCCTGGCCCGAGATCCAGGCCAAGGACGAGAAGGCCGTGGCCGACACGCTGCTGTCGCTGTTCCAGGCCTTTCAGGTGGGCACGACCAGCGGCCTGGTGAGCATGGATGCTGCTAATGAGTTCCTGCGCGACTTCGTGCCGACACTGCTGCCGTGGCTCGATTCTTCGGGCACTGAAGACGAGCGGCGACGCGTCATGAGCAGCCTGGCCTGGCTGGAGCGAGTCCAGAGCGGCGGGCTGCCGATGGACGTGAGCCAGCTTCAGGAGAACATGGGCCAGGGCACTGGCGACCTGACGGGGCAGCAAGCGGCCTAGTGTGAAGAGAGGAGGTCGCTGGGTTTACATGGAGCAACATCGAGTGATCTGGACAGCGCCCTATGGTGGCACCATCGGGCTGCTGATCGCGCTGGTGGTGCTGATCGCGGCCGTGGTGCTGTGGCTGACCAGCCAGATGGACCCCAAGCTGTGCGCGATGTTCGGCGCGCTGGCGCTCGCCCGCTTGCTGTAGTTGGAGCCGACGCCCGAGGAGAACAAGATCGGCTACGTGCTGATCGGCTTCTGCATCGCGCTGGGCCTGGTCATCCTGGCGCTCATCGGCGGGCACGTGGCGGGCTGGTTCTAGCGTATAGTGCCGCCCCGTGCGACGGGGCCAGAACACCGTTGAGTACGGTTTGCTGCTGGCACTGGTCGCCATCCTCGTGCTGGCAGGCGGCTATGCCTTCGGTGCGACACTCCAGGCCTGGTTCCAGACCATCCTCGACGTGATCCTGGCCTTCGGTCACGGCGTCCCTGGCCACTGAGTCGCCTGGGTCAAGAGAACGGCCCAGCGGCCTGTGGGACAGCGCTACGACGACGGTGACGAGCGCGTGGTTGCCTCCACGCCAGTCGGCCAGCAGCAGCACGAGTCCGACTGGTCACGCACCGCAGCGCTAACCCGAAGCATACACTGCAACGACGATGGTGAGTACCTTCGATGAGGTCTTCCCGGGGCAGACGACGCTGCACGAGTACCTCGACAACCAGCCTGTCGAAGGGCCGCTGAACGACACCGAGAGCTACTACACGGGTCAGCAGCGCACCTGGCTGGCGCTGTACCTGCGGCAGTGCGCCGACGCGCTGGGGCTGGCTGAGTGGACGCTGCGGCTGTGGCACGAGCCGCCCGACGACGACGCGCACGCCAGCGTGACCGCCACATCGGGCCGCAAGTACGCCAGCTTCAAGTTCGACAGCTTCATGTTCCAGCAGGACGCGGACACGGCGCGCAACCACGTGGCGCACGAGCTTGGCCACGTGCTGTTCGAGATGCCGACGCAGATGGTGGACCACGACCTGAAGGGGCAGCTATCCGACTCGGCGCTGGCCATCTTCCAGTCGGGCTACCGCAGGCAGATGGAGTACGCCACCGACCACCTGGCGGGCCTGCTGGCGCGGCTGCTGCCGCTGCCGCCGTGGGCGTCGGTGGACGTGGCCGAGCGCACGCGCAAGGCGAACCTCACGGCGCAGGAGCAACACTCGCCCAACGGGCAGGTCGGTCAGAGTGAGCCAGCCACCATCACCGCCGCAGCCACCGCAGCCCCAGCCGAGCAATAGCCACATCTACCAGCAGAGCCTGGTGGACGCCCGCGAGGCGTGGGCCAAGCAGTCGGGCTTGACCACGGCGCAGGTCAGCAACGCCTACGCGCAGGCAGCCACCTCGCTGGGCGCACGCGTGGCAGCCGCGCCGCCGACCGCGCCCTCGACGCAGTGGAACCTGGGCCAGCTTCAGTCGATCATTCAGGACTACGGCGCGAACCTCGACCAGCGCGTGCTGGACTCGATGTACCTGGGCATCAACGCCAGCTTCCACGACAGCGCCGACAGCGTGCTGAAGACCAGCGTCAGCGACGCCTACGGGTCGGTCTTCGGCCCCGAGGCCATCGACGCGCACGTCAGGGGCGTCAACCAGCGCGCCGCCGCGAGCTTCATCACGCGCACGGGCAAGGACGGCATCAAGCTCAGCGACCGCGTCTGGCAGGCCAACCAGCAGTGGCGCATGGCGGTGCAGAACGTGGTGCAGGACGCGGTCATCTCGGGGCAGCCGCCCGTGCAGGTCGCCAGGCAGATCGAGCAGTACCTCCAACCAGGCGTGAACGTGCCCTACAAGGCAGAGACGGCCAAGCGCTTGAAGGTGCCCAAGGACACCTCGATGCCCGCCATGCGCGTGGCCAGGACCGAGATGCAGAACGCCTTCCACGAGGGCACCATCTCCAGCCACTCTTCGATGCCGAGCTACCTGGGCATCCGCTGGCACATCGCCGCAGGCCTGGGCCACGTGCCCGACATCTGCGACGAGTACGCCGCGCACGGCTTCTTCCCGAAGGGCACCGAGCCATCCAAGCCGCACCCGCACTGTTTCTGCACGGCCGTGCCCGTGCACCGCGACGCGGACGACGTGCTCAACGATCTGGAGGAGTGGCTGCACGACCCGTCGAGCCACCCCGATCTGGAGAACTACTACCAGCAGTTGAAGCCGTTGCTGGACGTCGAGGTGGCGAGCGTGGCAGGCGGCGCGGGCGGACCGCTGCTGGGCGGCTACGCCAAAGGCGAGAAGGTGCTGATCGACGTCAAGGGCAGCGAGGTGATCGCCACCGTGGTGGGCGAGCACGCCAGCAAAGGCGTGCTGACGCTGACCATCGACCCGGGCCAGGGGATGGCCTCGATCAAGGTCTGGCGAGCGCCGAGCAAGGTCAAGCTGTACACGGGTCCGCCGACCGAGCCGACGCCGCTTCAGCCAGGCCCGCCGCAGACGCTGCTGACGGGCATCGACGTCGGCGTGATCGTGCACGCCACCAAAGGCCAGCACCTGGGCAAGGTGGGCGAGGTCACCGCGCTGAACACGGCGGGTGGCCTGGTGCACGTCAAGTGGACGGACGGCACCGAGAACAACGTGGTGCTGAGCAACCTCGAAGTCGCGCCGCCGCCGCCGACCAACCTGGCCGTGGGCACCGTGGTCAAGTTCCACGCGCCCGAGCAGCCGCAGGTGGACGGGCAGTTCGGCACGATCAAGGCGGTGCACCCCAACGGGGATCTGGAGGTGCAGGTCAACATCAGCGGCCAGAGCTTCATCGCGGACGTGCCCTACGTCGGCAGCTTCAAGCTCGAAGCGGTCACGCCCACGGCAGCCGCCACCACGCCTGGCGGGCCGCAGGTGATCGGCTACGTGGACATGCCTGGCAACCAGCACCACGGCAAGGCGGTCATCAACCAGATGGACGCCAACAGCATCGCCTTCAAGGAGGGCGGCTGGGCCTTCAACGCGGACCCGTGGAAGCTGTCACCGACCGATCCGACCGCCGTGCCGCCGCCTCCTCCCGCGCCGCCAGTGGCACCGCCGACGTCGCCGTTCAAGGTGGGCGACACGGTGCAGATCGACACGCCGCAGTACCCGATGACGCACGGCCAGCAGGGCACGGTCACGGCCATCAGCCCGACGGGCATCCATCAGGTGCAGTTGGCCGACGGGTCGCACGAGTATTTCTCCACCAACGAGATCGGCCAGGGCTGGATCAAGCCGCTGGCCACGCCGCCGAGCGCCAGCGTCGGGCCGCAGGTGCCGACCGTCCAGGGCATCGACCACCTGAGCATCCACGACAAGGTCAAGGTCAACGACCCGGGAGGCGTGCTCAACGGGGCCACCGTCGAGCTTTACGGCCCGCCGACGCTGTTCGGTGCCACCGAGCACATCCCCGTCATCCTGCCCGACGGCTCTGTCGGCTACGTCCAGAAGGACCATCTCGTGGACCCGAACGTGCCGCTGGGCACGGCCACGGTGGGTCGGCCGCTGGCCACGCTGGACGACCTGGCCATAGGCGACCCCGTCTATATCACACAGGGCGTCAACCAGGGCCTGACCTTCTACCTGGGCGAGACGCCCGCCTGGTTCAACGCTGCCGACGTGCTGACGGTGTACGCCACCAAGGACGACCTGGCCAAGGACGAGAGCGCGCTGTTCGTCGGCAAGAACGCCATGCAGCCCGTAACTGGCTTCATGGTCCACGAGCACCCGCCGCTGCATCAGTTGAAGGCGGGCGACACGGTGCTGCTGCTGAAGAGCCAGTGGAAAGGCCAGGAGGCGACGCTGCTGGAGGACATGGCGGGCAAGAAGACAGGCTCGCTGGTGCCCGTGCAGTTGAAGAGCGGCCAGCACGCTGACTTCTACCCCGAGGAGATCGCACTACCCGCCAGCGCCGCGACGCCGCCTGCTGGCACGACCACGGGCAAGCCCATCGAGGACTACGGCGTGGGCGACACGATGGTGGTCACCAACCCGAACCACCCGCTGTTCGGCCAGGAGGTGACGCTCCAGGCCAAGTGGAACGCCAACCCGAACGTGAACCTGACGACCAGCGTGCCTGGTGGTGGCCTCCAGTTCATCAAGGCAGGCGACCTGGGCATCCCGCCGCCGCCACCGAGCGCGCCGCCCGTGCCCGTGGCCAACCACTGGGATGCGATGAAGGCGGGCGACCACGTGCAGATCAACCTGCCAGGCAGCACGCATCACCACGAGGACGCCTGGCTGGTGGACGACCTGGCAGGCAAGAGCGCCACCGACCTGATCGCGGTGCACTTCGCGGACGGCTCGCTGTACAGCTACGAGGTCGGCCAGATCGCCGCGCCCATCGGTGCGCCGCAGCCCGTGCCCGCTGGCATCCTCATCAAAGCCTCGCCGTCCAAGGGCACGCAGGCCGTGGTCTACGACCCGGGCAACCCCGACCACGGCACCAAGGTCGAGATCCTTCAGGACAAGCCTGGCGCGAGCGACACGACGCCGATTCAGGTGAAGTTCCTCGAAGGCGCATACGCGGGCGACACCGAGTTCTACCTGCACAAGCAGTTGATGGTGCCTGGCGTGCCGCTGGCCGCGACGCCCGCTGTGCCGCCGCCCGCCGTGGTCACGCCGCCGCCAGGCGCTGCCGCCGTGGACGTGACGCAGAAGGGCACCAAGGTGGTCACCGACTACAAGGGCCAGCGCAACATCTACGGCACCGTCACCAGCTTCAACACGGGCAAGAACGTGGTGGTCATCAAGCCCGACACGCCGATCCCGGGCATGTCGGGCACGACCTTCACCAAGAACCCGAAGTACGTGAAGGCGGTCGTGCAGCCAGGCACCACGCCGCCCGTGCAGCCGACGACCACGCCGCCGCCTCCCCCGACGCCAGGCTCGATCAACCACCTGAAGGCGGGCGACACGGTGATCGTCAACATGCCTGGCTCGCCCTTCCACGGCGAGGAGTTCCTGCTGGAGTACGACGCCGCAGGCCTGCCGCCGAACGCCTTCGTCGCCGCCACCAGCGTCAAGACGGGCGCGCTGACGACCTTCACGGTGTCCGATCTGGTGCCGCCAGGCACGCCCATCGCCGCGCCGCCGCCCACGCTGCACACCGCCGAGGCTGGCGGCAAGGCGACCTACGCGGGCCTGACCGAGGTCACGCTCATTTCACCGAGCAGCGCCTCTAGCTGGAAGGTCGAGCTACCCGACGGCTCCGAGGTGTCGGTGCCGACGTCGGTGCTGACCGACTTCAAGCCCGCGCCGCCTGGCTACACGCCGCCTGCCGCCGCGCCCGTCGCACCACCTCCCCCGCCGACACCACCCCCAACGCCTCCAGCACCCGTGCCAGTGGACGTCACCAAGGTCGGCACCAAGGTTATGACCGACTACCAGGGCATCCTCGTGCAGGGCACGGTCACCGCCTACAACGTCGGCAAGAAGGTGGTGACGGTCAAGCCCGACACGCCCATCCCGGGCGTGCCAGGCAAGTTCCAGAAGTCGCCATCCAAGGTGCAGCCGCAGGCCGCGCCGCCAGGCGTCACGCCCGCGCCAGCGCCGCTCCAGCCCACGGTCGCCACGCCGCCAGCGGCGGGCAAGCCGCAGATGCCGACGAGTCTGCCGCCCGACCCGCCGCAGCCGCTGATATCGAGCTTCAAGGTCACGCCGCAGAGCGTCGGCGGCGGGCACGCCAAGACCATCTACAAGAACCCCGCCGACGACTCGACGTGGATGTTCAAGCCCGACCCGAACGCGGCCAACGCGGAGAAGGCTGGCTACAACGTCATGGGCCTGCTGGGCTACCAGACGCCCGAGATGCACGTCATGACGGTCGGCGGGCAGGTCGGGTCGGTGCAGAAGTTCCACGACATCAAGGGCACCGTCAAGATGGGCACGCTGACGTCGCTGACCGTCGCGCAGCGCGCCGAGATCCAGCAGCACATGATTATCGACTGGCTCATCAGCCAGCACGACTCGAACAACGGTGCGCTGCTGATCGGCCAGGACGACCACGTGCTGGCCATCGACAAAGGCCAGGCCTTCAAGTTCCTGGGCAAGGACAAGCTGCACTGGACCTACGAGCCGAACCCCGACGGCGTGGTCTACAGGCCGCTGTTCGAGGGCTACATCAGCCACAAGTACGACCTCGACCGTGCTGCGGTGGACCCGCTCATCGACAAGATCGAGGCGCTGGACGACAACGTCTTCAAGGAGGCGGTCAGGCCCTACGCCGAGCACGCCGCCCGCGTCGGCCTGGTGGCCAGCCCCGACGTCATCTACGACCAGCTACTGAAGCGCAAGCACTCGATCCGCGCCGACGTCGCCAAGCTGTACGACGAGGCCGACGCGCTGGCTGGCAAGCCGCCGCGCCAGGCGACCGTCTCACCCACGCCGCAGGTCGCGCCCGTCACCACCACGGTCACCACGGGCCAGGTCACGCCCATCGCCAGGCCGTTGCTGGACGCCATCGACGCGGCAGGCTGGGCTGGCCACTCGATCATGCTGGGCGGTCAGGACGTCGAGACGGGCAACGCGCTGGCCTACACGCTGCGCAAGCCCGACGGCTCGCGCCAACTGGTGGTCGAGATGCGTCTGCGCGCCCAGGCCGAGCCGAAGCTGTTGGCCAAGCTCGACGGCGTGACGCACATCGCCGCAGCGGGCGCGCCAGTTGACCCGACGTGGAACACGCTGCTGCCCGCCGTCAAGCACGTCGGCTACCACCTGAAGCCTGGCTCGACGGGCAAGGACGACACGCTCACCGCCAGCAAGATCCAGCCGATCCTCGACATCGCGCAGCAGATCCAGGGCGGCAACATGGATCGGGGCAAGGCCGACCACTACGGCATCGTCATCAGCACGCTGACGGGCTGGTCGCCCGCCGAGGTCGCCAGCCAGCCGCTGTCGGCGCTCGAATCGCAGATCAAGCTGTGGTGGTCCACCAACACGGCGGTGCACGCGGCCACCTTCGACCAGTACACGCCGCCGACGCCGTCCTCGATCACCACCACGCCGCCCGACAAGGTCAAGGCCAAGACCGAGCAGCCGTGGGGCTTGCAGCGAGCGCTGTCGCCCACGGGTGAACTGACGACGACCAACGCCCGCGCCGTTGGCCGCGCCGCAGGTCACGAGGGCAACGCGCTGCACACGCTGACGCTGGCCCCCGACATGACGGGCACGTATATGCCGTTCAACCAGGGCGGCAACATGTTCTCCAAGCAGGGTCGCCTGGTCATCTACAAGGACAACTACCAGGGCACCGAGGCCGAGGTGCAGGCGGCGCTGGATCAGGTCAAGCGCCTGGGCGTGGACGCGGAAGTGGCGACCGCCGACGACATGGAACTGCTGTACCTGCATCACCAGGCGCACGCGGCCAAGGTCGAGGAGAGCGCCGACTACAAGACCAACGTGCTCAACAAGATCACGCCCACGATGAGCGCGGCGGACCAGGCGCGCATTCACCGCGACTGGTGGAACAAACGCCTGGGCGTCTCCGACGTGCGCACGCTGCCGAGCTACAACCCGACGCCGCAGTTCGACGCCACCTACCGCCCCGCGCCCGTCGGCCACCAGCAGCAGGAGGGCGGCTACGCCTACTTCGAGCGCTTCGACATCAGCCAGGCCGACCTTGATGCGGCGCTGCCTGGCTACGGCCTGACGCACCGCTCGTCGCTGGGCGCGGAGGGCTTCGTGGACGTGCTGCTGGACGGCAACGCGCACATGGCCCCCACCGAGGAGCGCATCCGCACGGGCGTCTACCGTTCGGGCGTCGGCATGTCCTCCAGCGCCGACATGGGCACTGGCGGCGCGAACTACTTCTTCACGCGCATCAGCAAGCCGACGAGCTTCGACCGTGGCCAGTTCGTCTTCGACACGTCGCTGCTGCGGCGCACCGATCTCATCAGTTACGATGGTGACAGATTCGGTCGTGCGGACAAGAACACCAAGCGCGACCGCAACGTCACCCTCGCGGACTGGAAGGCCGCATCGAGCGGCGGCAGCAACGAGGCCATCATCAAGAACGGCTTCCCGCTCCTGGGCTACCTGAAGCAGATCAGGGCGAAGACGAGTGCCGAGCGCAACAGGATCATCGCCAAGTTCAAGGCCCGTGGCATCTCCGAGGTGCGCGGCGTGCCCATCGAGCAGGTGGTGATCGTCGGTGCCTGAGCCTGCGGACACGGCGCGCACGCTGGTGCACAACGGCGCGACGGGCGAGATCCACTTCGTGGACGGCTTCGAGGTGGCACCCTCCCCGATCATCGCGCTGATGGTGGGCAGCACGGCGGTGAGCTTCTTCTGGCTGACCGACGAGAACGAGCACGTGCTGGACCTGGGCACGCTGCTGGACGGTGACGACGGTGACGTGCTGGTGACCAACACCAACGGTGACGAGCTACGCATCTGGGGCATCTTCGAGGACGCCGACTGGCAGCGCCTGAACGAGTTCGTGGCGGCGGTCAAGAGCGGCAACTGGCCACCGCTGGGCCTGGACGAAAGCTGGACGCGCTACAAAGAACTTGACTGATGGCCGTCTACCGCGTCATGCGGGAGAGCTTCGCCACCGACCAGGGCTACCTGCCTGGCCTGGCGTGGGTCTACGACGGTCGCCAGATCTGGCTGACCGCGCTGCCCACCTACGAGCCTGAGCGCGCCGACCTCCAGGCGCAGATCGACCACGCGCTGGCCAACGGCTTCCACTCCGACGAGGTCTGGATGCACTGGGCGCAGCAGGGCGGGCAGCACCAACTGTCGATGCGGTCGGCACCCGAGCCGCTCATCGCGCCGTCGCTGAAGGCAGCCATCGACGCGGCACTGGCGTCGCTCCAGACGGCGCGCTAGGCTTACGGCAGCCGATCCGAAGGGCAGGTCGCCCCGGCATCCGCACCGCCTGCGAGGGGTACACGTGGCCACCGAGCCAGGCCGAGGGCGGGTTCGTCAGGTGCGCTGACCGAGAGCTTTTTGTGACGGCGGCACGGCTCGCCCCAGTTCAACGACTGGCGCGGGCCGTTTGCTTTGCACGGGGCATCTCGCTAAAAGCGCCGAATGCTCGTAAGGATCACGGCGGCTGCCGCTCTGCTGGCCGCTTCTTTCGCTACAGCAGCCGACGCGCAGGAACTGGTGCCAGGCGACGCAGCGATGGCACCCACCAGCGTCGCTCCAGCGTCAAAGGCAGAGCAGGACTACTGGTTCGACAACGGCTTCGAGCAACTGCACCAGCAGATAGGCTCGATCATGGGCCGCGCCGTCGAGCCAGAACACGGCACCGACGAGGCGGGCGAGGTGGTGCAGCGCACCTCCACGGGCCTGGCCGTCTGGAAGCCAGGCAGCGTGCCACGCTTCACCGATGGCTGGCGCACCTGGGCCGTGGAAGCACCCGTCACGCAGGAGGTCGCCTCGATCTCCGCGCCACACGTCGGTTACAGCGTGTGGGACAGGCTGGCGGCGTGCGAAAGCGGCGGCAACTGGGCGAGTCGCACCAACCCGATCTACAAGGGCGGCGTGCAGATGGACTCGACGTTCTGGGCACGCTACGGTGGCCTGGCGTTCGCCGCCCGCGCCGACTATGCCACACGTGAGCAGCAGATCCTCGTGGCGCAGCGCGGCCTGGCCGTGCAGGGCTGGTTGGCTTGGCCAACGTGCAGTCGTATTATCGGGCTTAGGTGACCACCCTTGGCCTACGAGGTCTGTTCGACAACGGGCGCACCGCACGCCCCGTTGTAGAGCGTGTCAGGTCCAATTGCGACATCGACCCGCTGACGGGCTGCTGGCTGTGGCGAGGCTACTGCGACGAGTGGGGCTACGGCCGCACTAAGGTCGGCAGCCGACGCGATGGCTCGCGGCGCAGCGTCCGCTGCCACCAGGCGACCTGGGAAGCGCTCCACGGCCGCGTGCCCGAGGGCCTGGAGCTTGACCACTTCTACTGTGACCGACCGCGCTGCGCGAACCCCGACCACGTCCGACCTGAGACGCCTCGCGGCAACACGCTGCGCAGCCAGGCACCTACAGCCAAGCTCGCCAGGCGCGAATCGTGCCCAAACTGTGGCGGGCCGTTTTCACTCGACCGTCGCGGCTACCGCGCCTGTCGGCCATGCCGTCAGGCCTATTTTCGCGCCTACAACGCGAGGAGGAACCATGCCCAGAATCATGAAGTGTAAGAAGTGCGGCGAGCAGATCGTTGAGGGCGCGCCGCACGAGTGCGACGGCTAACGGCATGTACGGCTACGGCGCGCTGGGCCTGATCGTGACGATCATCCTCGTCATCGTGCTGCTGCGGCTGCTGGGCGTGGTCTAGTCCTCGTCCGGGTCGCCACCCTGCGACTTCACGTTGTTGATCGCGGCGTCGTAGCTGGTGGCCGAGACGGTCATCTCACCGCCGCCGCGCAGCTTGATGGTGTACGAGCGGTTCGGAGGTGGTGGCGTCGGCACGGGCGTCGGGCCAGGTGCCAGCGTGGGCGGCGCACTGGTCGGCCGTGACGTCGGCACGGGCCGCGAGATAACCAGCGGCACGGTCGGCGTGGGCGTGACCGCAGGCGACGGCGCGGGCGCATCCACGAAATACGAGACGGCGTCGCTGAGCGGGTGGAAGGCCGAGCCGAGCGCGAAGCCGAGCGCGAAGATGACCAGCGCGGCGAGCAGGCGAGTCACCTGTTAGGGTGACAACCCGTGAAGCTGAAGATCGTCAGTGACGGCACCGCGTCAGGCACGCGCATCGAGAACGACCAGGGCGAGGATCTGACCACGCACGTCAGACGCCTGGTCTGGACACTTGAATCGGGGCGCAACCCGCAGGTCGAGATCACGTTGGTACGCCTGGACGCCGATCTGGAGCTTGATCTGAGCGTATAGTCGGGGCCGAGGTGAGCGCCTGGTCCTCGCGCCTGGTCCACAACCCGCTCTGGCAGCCGTTCATCTGGACAGTGGTGGGCGGCGGCATCGGCGTGATGGTGGGCTTGCTCAGCGTGGCCAGCCAGTCGAGCAAGTCCATAGCGGTGGTGCCGACCGTGGCTGCGGTGGTCGAAGAGCTACCGACCGAGCCGCCGACCGCGTCACCGCAGCCGCAGGTGGTGGTCGTGGTCGTGTCGCCAGGCCTGCCAGCCACGCTGCTGCCAGCCACGCCTCCAGCGACGCTGGGGCCGCTTCCGACCGAGCAGCCGACCGATACGCCGACCGAGGAGCCGACGCCGCCCAGCACGCCTACCGAAGGCCCTACGGACGTCGTGCTGGAAGCGAGCGCGGCCAGGCCGAGCATAGCCTTCCGACCGAAGGTGGTGCTGACGCCGAGGCGGTTGCCGACAGCGACGCCTACGCCCACGCCAACGCTCGCAGCGGGTGGCTCCGAGGACAACGCTGGCGGGACCAGCGACGCCGACGGGACTGGCTCTGGGGGCGAAGAGCAGACGCAAGCGCCGCCGCCCGCCAGTGTAGTGCCCCCGACGCCTGTGCCCGGGCGAGCTACAGTCGAGACGACGCCGAGCCAGACTGTGACCAGCGCTCCGACCGCGACGTCGCCGCGTGACAGCCAGGCTGTCGCAGCGTCGAGCACACCGATGCCGACAACGCCGCCGACGACGGTGCCCAACCCCATGCAGCAGCCGACCAGCAAGCCAGGTGGCGGCGGTCAGTCGAGCGGCAGCAACATCAGCAGCATCGCGCCGCCGCCGACGCAGAGCATGATCGCCACGGCGACGCCTGGCGTTACGAGCACTTCAACTGCCACGCAGAGCACACCATCAACACCATCCTCCAGTGCCACCGTGACGGCCGTGCCCACCACCGCAACGCCCGTGCCGCCGAGCGCGACCGCCACGGCGCTCGTGCCAACGTTACCGACCGCGACGCCGACGTTACGTCCGAGTACGCCAACTGTGACACCAGCACCAGCAGCCACGCCCACCAGCCTGCCGAGCGCGACCACAACGCCGCCGCCGACCAGCACGCCCGCGCCCAGGCCAACGTCCACAACGTTCCCGACGCCGACGCCCAGGCCAACGTTCACTCCGTTCCCGACTATCACGCCACGGCCAACCGAGACGCCTCGCCCGACCTTCACGTCGATACCGACCTTCACACCGCGCCCAACGATCACTCCCCGTCCGACTTTCACGCCGAGGCCGACGAACACTCCACGGCCAGCGTGCCCGCCTGGCCTGGTCGAGGTGAACGGCGAGTGCCTGACGCGACCCGAGGCGACGCGCACCGCGCAAGCAGGAGCATGAGCGTGGGCGACCCCGTTGTTCTCATCGCAGCCATCATCGGCGCGTTGGCTGGCGCGGTCAGCTTCCTGTTCCGCCAACTGGTACTGACCAAGAACCGCAACATCAACCAACTCACCGACGAGCGCGACTTCTACCGCGCCATCGTCCACCAGTTCTCGAAGCTGCCCGATGGAGCCTCGATCCCCGACTACGACCTGTGGTTCCAGCAGCAGCACCCCATGCCGCGAGGCCGCGAGCCGCTGTTGATCGAGAAGCCGCAGGAGTAAACTCGGTGGCGACCTGGCCAGCGTCCAACCCCTGGCGAATCGCCTCCTGCATCGTCAGTGCGACCGCGCAGCTTCACACACTGCATACGTGAGCTAAGCCTGCGGGGGCTTCAGAGCGCGGCGCTGGCCAGGATTACCCCGGGTGGTGGCTTGCGGGGGCGGATAGTTCTGCTACGCTATCGGCCCGTGAGAGGCCTACACTGGCGTTCATGACGAACGTCGTGATGGTCAATCGGCGGGGCATTCAGATGCGGTCGGCCAACGGCCGCTTCGCGCCCAAGATCGTGCCGCCTGCTGTCGCCAGCAGCATCGGGCCTGGCTCACAGCCCAGAGGTACGAACAAGATCGTGCGGCGCACACAGGGTCCGAACACCGTCGTGCCCGTCGATCCTGTCGAGCGCCGCGTCGGTCAGGGCATCTACAGCGCACAGACGCCGACTGGCGACGGCAACCGAGGCGCGAGCTATCGAGTGGTCAAGTAAGGAGGTCGAGATGGCCGAAGGACGCACGGGCAGCAGCGGCTACGTGGTGAAGACGGGCGGCGGCGGCAACCCGTACCTGAAGACCAACAGCGGGCTGGTCGAGAAGAACCCTGGCGGCAACGCCAACAGCCAGATCCCGAGCTACTCCTCGCCATCGCTGAGGTACGGCCCGACCAAGGACAACCTCGTCGGCGGCATCGTCAAGCCCGCAGGCTGAATGTGACGCTGAGGATCAGCCGCGACCGCGTCTCTGGCCGCTCATGGGGCGACGTCAACAACACCGCGCTGCGGCAGCGGTTGACCAAAGCGCTGGACGACGAGGAGAGCGGCGCGAGCCAGGCGGTACGCGAGGTCTATGCCGTCATCAAGGGCGACGGGCCGCTCGACCAGAACCCGTCAGGCCGCTGGTGGGGGCCACATCACGAGGTCACCTCCGATGGCGAGGTGGTGCTCAACCGCGCTGGCCTGGGCGCGGCAGCGGCAGCACTGGCGGGTGGGCGGGCCGAGCCTGACCTGAGCACCGAGGAGCGTGCCCGGGCGCAGCGCCACCTGGCGGCGCACTACAACACCAACGACATTCCGCTGCCAGAAGGATTCTCGGGCAGCGCAGGCGAGATGCACATCCTGGCGGGCAGCGTGGGCGAGATGTCGCCCGACGAGATCCCGTTGAGCACGGCGTTCTCCGAGTCCAATCGCCAGGCGCTGCTGAAGGGCGACGACGACCCGATGGAGGTCGTGATCGAGGTATCGCCAGGCAAGAGCAGCCGTGGTTGGCACTACACGCCGCAGGCGCTCCAGAAGATGGTCGCGCACGTCAACGCCAAGACGCTGGCGGGCATCAAGGGCCATCAGCGCGACGAGGACGTCTCGAACCAGTTCGTGGACCCCGCGACACACTGGATCGGTGCCGTCTGGAAGGACGACAAAGCCTACTTTCGGGGCCTGATCGACAAGAGCGCGCCAGATCTGAAGCGCTGGATTCGGGCCAAACGCATCACGCAGCCATCCATCTTCACCCGCCCCGTGCTGAGCCGCGTGAACGGCGAGACGCACGTGGTCGATCTCGAACCGCTGGGCATCGACTGGGCACCGCTCGACCGTGCAGGGATGCCGAGCGCACGCGTGGTCTGGGGCGAGATGGACGTTATCGGCGGCGAACCGTTCGAGCGGCGTGAGCCGCCTGCGGGCGGCAGCGACCACATACATGACGGGAGGACCACCGTGCCTACAGTACGAGAGTCGATTGACGCGCTGCGTGAGCAAGGCGCAACCGCCAGCCAGGTGATGCAGGGCATGAACTGGCGAGCGTCCGACGTGATGCCCGGGCTGATTGCCAGCGACCGTCGCGGCGTGGCCGAAGCGCTCGACCAGGCGACGCTCCAGCACGTGGCCGCAGGCGAGATGGCCAAGGCGCACCGCCCGCAGGATCTGCTGGCAGGCATGGGCCTGGCGCTGGACGCGGTCGGGCCGCTGGTAGACGACACCGCCTGGAAGCGCTACGTCGCGGCGGACAAAGCCGTGGGCGAGATGCGCAGCGCGCTGGGCTTGCCCGAGACGGCCGACGCCGAGCAGGTCAGGACCAGGGTCACCGAGCTTCAGACGGCCGTGGCCACCAGTGCCACGCAGTCGCTGCGCACCAGCGTCGAGAGCATCGTCGCACGCGGCGAGATGGCCGTGCCCACAGCCGCCAGGCCGCTGGTCACCAACGCGGCGATGGGCGAGCTTGCACCAGGCGCGGACGAGGCGACCATCAAAGCCGCCATCGCCAAGGTCAAGGGCCGAGACGACATCAAGCCGATCCTCGACGCTGGCCTGGGCACGCAGGTGATCCGCACCACGTCGGCGGGCGAGATGCACACCGCCAACGGCGGCACCAACGGCCACGAGGTCGGCTTGCCCGTGCGCCGCCGACAGATCTGAGCCAGGGAAGGAGGATCTCAGCACGTGAGCAACACCAATGGCCACAAGATGGCCGATGGCAACTCGGTTGACGTGGCCGTGCCCGATGGCACCGTGGTCGCGCAGGGCGAGTTCGTCAGCATCCAGGGCTTCTTCGGCCTGGCCGAGTTCGATGACAAGCCCGTCGCCACGGGCGTGGCCACCATCGCCATCAACATCGAGCGTGCCCAGTACGACACCGACCAGATCGTGACGACCGACGCCTTCGCCGTGGGCGACCTCGTCAACTTCAACCAGACCACCAAACTGTTCACCAAGACGGCGGTGGGAGCGCCCGTCATCGGCCCCGTGGCGCGAGTGACTATCGCCAAGAACGCGGACAACGTGATCGGCATCCTGTTGCTCGACCAGCGGCTCGTCTGAGGGAGGAGTAATAGATGCGCATCATCGACGCCCCAACGCTCCGCGCAGAGCGCCGCCAGGGCGAGCACAGCTACATCGCCCGCGCCACGATCTTCGACCAGCCATACGAGGTGCCGATTCGACTCGCCCACGGCGAGATGGACACCTACGAGCTTGACCGCCCCGTGCGGGACTACCTGGCACTCCTCAACAGCCGCCCGATGGCCGCAGGCGAGATCATCACCACGCCGTCGAACCTGGCGCAGTTCGTCACCAAGACGGTGGTGGACCTCAACCTGGGCCGCGAGCAGGTGCCGCTGCTGTACCCCGCCGTTTACACGCGCACCATCACCGACGCCAACCTGACCGAGAACGTGGACGTCGGCGCAATCATGGCCCGCGCCAGCGTGGTCTTCCTGCAACACATGGAAGGCGGCGAGGTGCGCTTCGGCACGCGCACGCTGACGCCGCGCCAGACCGTGCCGCTGGCCACCTACGCGGCAGGCTTCGAGTACACCGAGGACGTCGTTGAGTACGACAAGACCTGGGAGATCGCGCAACTCAACGAGGCGATTGGCAGGGCGTACAACGCGCTGCTGAACCACATCCACCTGTACCCGATCACCAGCTACACCTACGCGGCCAAGAACCAGACGCCCGCCGACACAACGGGTGGCACGTTCCGCGAGAAGATGCGCAACACGCTGAAGGCGGCGCTCATCCACGCTGGCAGCGACACGCAGACCGACACTGGCCTGGGCCGCTCACCGAACGTGTTGCTGGCGCACTCCAGCCGTCGCTGGGACATCGAGGAGGCGCTCCAGCGCTTCGTCATCAGCGGCACCGAGTACCCCGCGCTGGCGGGCATCGACACGCTGGTCTTCTACGACGGCTACTCGATCACCGTCGGGGCGCGCAAGTACACCTACCCCGGGGTGGCCACCAACAAGGCCTACCTGATCGACACGAGCACGTACCTGATCGAGCTTGTCAAGCACGACCTGCGCACCGACGCGGGGCCTGGCGACCTGAGCCGCCTGATCCAGCAGCAGATCGTCGCCCGCGCTCGACGCGGCGTGTTCGTCTCACCACCCAACTGCGTCGAGGAGGTCACCCTGCCGTGACCGAGCAACCAGCCGACACGAGCACCACCGACACGAGCAGCGCGCCGAAGGTGCGCACCAGCGTCGTGGCCAGCAGCCCGAGCGACCCGTCGAGCAGCCCCGTGCTGCAACCCGCCGAGCTTCCGCACACGCCGACGCTGCCGCTGGGCAGCCTCAGCAACTTCGCGGAGGCCGTCACCAACATCCCGCCTGGCGCGCCGATGCGACTGGCTGCGGACCCGACCGTGGCGCAGGCGCAGCCCGCACCGCCGCCCTTCGAGTCCTTGGCAGCGCCCACGCTGGAGATCGCCGCACCAGCGCCGCTGCCACGCCCGGGCGACGAGAAGCTGATCCGAGGCACGGCCGAGGGCGCGGCGCAGCAGGAGGAACTGACGGGCGAGGCACCCGCCATGCCGCTCGATCCCAACTCGGCCGAGGCAGCCCAGGCGCAACGCGACGCGGTGCAACAGCAGATGGACCAGCAGCGCGAGGCGCAGGAGGCCATCCAGCAGCGCCAGCAGGCCTCGCAGGAGCGTCTCCAGGCCGCGCAGCAGGAGCAACAGCCCGCCTGAGCCATGACGCCCACCGACGACCTGCGCCTCACGCTGCGGATGAATCTGGACGAGGTCATCCCGCCTGGCGGGACCGACGCCGACACCATGTTCTCCAACGCCGAGATCGACAACCTGCTGATGCAGAGCCAGACCATCGAGGAAGCCTCGTGGCGCGGCTGGGTCATCAAAGGCATCCGACTGGCCACGGCCAGTTCGGGTGGACTCGTGCAGGCGCAGATGGGCGCGGAGCAGTTCAAGTGGGCCGACCCGTCGGACCTGTTCAAGTTCTGCCAGGACATGGCCAAGTTCTGGTACGACCAGATCCCAGCGGGCATGGCTCCCGACGTCGGCGGCAACTACCCGCGCATCCTCACCATCTACCCCGTGCCCGTGCCAGGCGTGAATGCGCCGAGCGACGTGCCGAGCGATATCGGCTACACCACCAACCCGTGGGCGGGTACGCCTGACGCACCCTGGTGGCCTGGCGACATGAGCCGCCTGCTGGCCTACATCAAGGCGGGTTGGCAGTGGCCGAGCGCCGAGACATACGTGGCGACGGTGCCCGAGTGACGGCCAACGCGGGCAAGCAGGCGATGGCGCGCAGCGTGCCGTGGACGTCTGGCCCAGCAGGCCAGGTGAAGGCGGCGCGAGAGGCGACCATCGACTTCTACGGCACGCAGATCACCTTCGAGGCAGCCGTGCGCCAGCCGCGTCAGCCAGGCGAGGGCTACCAGCGCAAGGCGACAGCCACGTTCGGCCCGTTTCAGGTGTACACCTACTGGTCGGGCGGCGGGCAGAGCAACCTGCGCGGCCAGCAAAGCCCCGACGACAACCTGCGGCAGGACCGAGACGTCACCTGGGGCGCGAGCCTGAAGCAGGCGGACGGCGAGATCCTGTGGCCCACGGGGCAGATCGACGCGATGAGCCAGTACGAGTACGCGCACCCCGTCTACGGACGGTTCCGCGTTGACCGCGTGCAGCAGATGAATATCCAGGGCACCAACGTCGGCTGGCAGATCGGCTGCGTGCGGGTGAGCTAGTGCCATACGTCAACCATCAGAACGTCCAGGGCAGCGTCTACAACAAGATCCGCAGGCACATCGGGGCCACGGTGCTCGCCATCGAGCCGCTGGCAGGCGAGGCCGAGGGCTACATGAAGACCAACGCGCCGTGGAACAACATCACGCGCAACGCCCGCAACAGCTTGACGGGCACGGTCAACGTGCAGAGCAGCCCGCAGAAGACGCGCATCTCGCTGACGCTGAGCCACGGCATGGACTACGGCGTGTGGCTCGAACTGAAGAACGCGGGCAAGTTCGCCATCGTCCGACCGACCGCCGTGCTGTACCGCCAGCGCGTGCGCGAGGCCTGGAAGCGCATCTGGAGCACGTGGTGAGCGTCCGCGAGCAGGTGCGCCTGAAGCTGATCGGTGACGGCACCGACCCGTGGGCCGACAACGTGCTCGAACTGGAAGGTGCGCGGACGTCCGAGCAACTGCCGAGTCCTATCGAGACGGGCCAGGCCACGGGCGTGCCGTTTGTGATCGTGCGACTCGGGCCGCAGACGCCTGGCCAGACCTGGGGCAACCTGGGCGACAGCATCGACGTCTGGCCTTACGCGGGCGACGAGACGTGGCAGGAACTGGACGCGCTGTGCGGCCTGGTGCTGCTGCGCCTGGACAACGCCATCGTCACCGATACCGACGGGACGAGCTACCAACTCAACTACGGCGGTGTCTCGACGCAGGACACGCCCGTGGCCGAGTGGGACGCTTACACGCGGCCACTGCGCTTCGACAGCGTCAAGCTGTCGTGGATGGAGCCGACGCACCCGCTGGCGGACGCCTTCGAGGAGTGGACGGCCAAGATCTTCCCGCTGGCGCAGACCGACCCCGCCAACTGGGTTCCGAGCGACGCCAGCCCGGGCATCTACTGGCGCGTGACCGACATCCCGCGAGTGCAGTCGGCCGACGACCACTACAACATCTGGCTCGACCTGATGCGCTCCAGCCTGGTCGGGCACATCATCACGCCCAACCAGAAGACGGTCGTGCAGTACCTCGACCACCTGGCGGCAGTTCTGCCCCGAGCGTCGATCCACTACGCCAACACGCACCTGGCGACCATCGAGGTGACCCGCGCCGATCCCGAGGCCGACCCGCACGTCGATGGCCAGATAAGCGTGGACGTGAGCTTCGGCGCGCTCAACGGTGACTACTGGGCGGGCGTGCCAGGCGACTCGAATCAGCCATGGGTGCCGCTCGATCCTGAGTTCCCGTGGATGAAGTATCCGACGCGCATACCACTCAACTACGCCGAGATCCGCGACGGGGTACTTGTGGGCCAGTCGCCAACGCTGGAGCAGGGCGAATTGCGCGCCCGGGCGCACGGCAAGGCGACCACCTCTGGCGCACCGACGACTTCTTGACGGGAGGATCTGCATGACCGAATCGCCACCCGAACCAGTACGGCATTCAACAGGACTCGACATCTGGGCGTGGAGTGCCAACAACCCGCCGCCAGGCGCGGGCCAGTTCGCGTCCGACAGTGGCAACTGGACCAGCGTCGTGACGCTGTCGATTGCGAATCAGGACTCGGCAGCCAACGACGCCACCACCAAGCTGTCGGGTCTTCAGGTGGGCGACACCATCCGCGCCGAGTTCGATGACGACGCCAACAGCTTCCACGAGTGGACCACCACGGGCACGCCCGTCTCGGGAGCCTCGTGGTTCGACATCCCTGTCGCGGACGGCACGTCGGGCGGCAGTGCCGCGAGCGACGGCAAGTCGTGCAAGCTCACCTTCACCAGCGTCGCGCCGCCTGACGGTGGTGGCGGGCTTGCTGGCGAGCCGATGTACGGGCCAGAAGACGTCGCCCGAGCGGTGCACACCTCTGGCAAACGAGCGCTGGCGTCGGCCTACTACACCGCCAACAACATCCAGTGGCTGAACAAGGACGACGCGATGGCGCTGGTCGCCGCCATCGACTCGGGGCAGCCGCTGCAAGGCGTCACGCCGACACGCCAGCAAGCTGAGCCAGCAGCAGCCCCATCCGAGCAGCCACAAGGAGGCAGTGCCTGATGCCAGGCCAGATTGTCGGGCCGAACGAAACGATGATCCGAGCGGGCGTCGGCCTGCGCATTACCTCCAGCACACCGCTACCGAGCTTCATCCGAGGCCGCTTCGGATACATCGGGCAAGCCAACTGGGGGCCGCTCAACACCGCCGTCGAGATGCTCAGCCGCAGCCAGATCGAAGACACCTTCGGTGAGGCGGGCGTGGCGGGCAACACGATGGACGGTGCGCAAGAGTGCTTCAACGGGGGTGCCGTCACGGGCGTGGTCGTGCGCGTCGGCACTGGCGGTACACAGGGCAGCGACGCGCTCCAAGACGGCGCGGCGGCGACCGTGGGCAACGTCACGGTGCTGTATCCAGGCACGCGAGCCTTCTCCTACGCCATCCGCGACTCGCTGTCGGACACCAACCTGCGCGAACTGGTGGTCTACGAGGGCAGCTTGCAGCGCGAGGTGTGGAGCTTCGCCAAGAAGAGCGGCGCGCAGAGCATCGAGATCGACAGCCTGATGGCGGCGGTCAACAATCACTCGCTGTACGTGACCATCACCAAGACCACGTCGGGCGACGGCACGCTGAACGCCGTGGCGCAGAAGCCCATCCCGCCTGGCACCGCGCCGACCATCGCGGGCAGCGCCTACAGCACGGCGCTGACCGAACTGGGCAAGGAGAACTTCTTCGTCACCTGCGTGGACAGCGAAGACGCCGACACGCACACGCTGGTGCAGGCCTGGATTGACGACCAGCAGATGCACGGCCGACGTCGCGTGGCGGTGCTGGGCATCCCGATCACCGAGACGTGGGCGAACCGCAAGAACCGAGCGGTGACCGCCAACAACCCCGCCATCGTCATCGTCGGCAACGGCTTCGAGCGCCACGGCCCCGACGGGCTGACGGTCATCCCGATTGACGGCTACCTGGCGGCGGCGCGGCTGGCGGGCGCGTACACGGCCAGCAAGCCCAACCAGCAACTCACGCACCGCGTTATCCCTGATGCCACGGGCCTGGTCGGGCCGCTGACCGACGACGAGCTTACCGAGGCCAAGCTGTCGGGCCTGAGCACCTTCTCGATGAGCTTCCGAGGTCGCATCTGGATCTCCGAGGGCGTCAACACGCTGACCAACCCGCAGACGCCGCCTGTCTGGGCCGAGTCGATGAGCCAGGCCTGGGGCAAGATGCGGCGTGTGATGACGCGCTTCTACCTGATTGACGACGTGACGGCCATCTGGGACGACATGATCGGCAGCGTCAACAACACCGATACCGGGCGCGGCGTGCTGAAGACGGCGGCGCAGGGCATCGTCAACAGCTACATCGCCAACGGCGCGCTGATCCAGGGCACGGTCGCCGTGGAC